TCAGTCGTGCAGGTGTTCGGCGGCGTGCAGGGTATTTTCCAGCAGGCAGGCGCGGGTCATCGGCCCGACGCCGCCCGGCACCGGGGTGATCCAGCTGGCGCGTTGCGCCGCCACCTCGTATTCCACGTCGCCGACCAGACGGCCGTCGGCCTGGCGGTTGATGCCGACGTCGATGACGATGGCGCCTTCCTTGATCCACTCGCCCTTGACAAGTCCCGGCTTGCCGGCAGCGACCACCACCAGGTCGGCGCGCGACACATGGTCGGCCAGGTCGCGGGTGAAGCGGTGGGTCACGGTGACGGTGCAGCCACCCAGCAGCAACTCCAGAGCCATGGGCCGGCCGACGATGTTCGAGGCGCCGACCACGACCGCGTCCATGCCGTACAGGTCGGCGCCGGTGCTGGCGAGCAGGGTCATGATGCCTTTCGGGGTGCAGGGGCGCAGCAGGGGCATGCGCTGGGCCAGGCGGCCGATGTTGTAGGGATGGAAACCGTCCACGTCCTTGTCCGGGTGGATACGCTCCAGCAGCAGGGAGGCGTCCAGGTGGGCGGGCAGGGGTAGCTGGACCAGGATGCCGTCGATGGCGGGATCGTCGTTCAGGCGGTCGATCAGGGCCAGCAGGTCGTCCTGGCTGGTTTCGGCGGGAAGATCGTAGGCCTGGGAGAGAAAGCCGACTTCCTCGCAGTCCTTGCGCTTGTGCGCCACATAGACCTGAGAGGCCGGATCGGTGCCGACCAGGATCACCGCCAGGCCGGGAACGCGCAGGCCTTGCTGGCGGCGCTCGGTCACGCGTTGGGCTATCTGCTGGCGAAGGTTGGCGGCGATCGCTTTGCCGTCGATCAGTTGTGCGGTCATGTCGGAAGGGTAACCATCGAATCGGGTGGAAAAAGGACGCGCATTTTCGCATGGACGCCGCCCGGGGCAAAGGAGGCGACCCGCGGATTTGCCGTAACTCCTTTATATAGCTGAATTTTTTTAAAAAACCCGTTGACGGCCTTTCGTCCCCTGTATAACATGCGCCCCGCTTGCCGAGCACAGCCGGACGCAGGGTAAGAGGTAATGCAAGTCGGTTGCTGACTTTGTGATTGCCAGAGCTTAAAGTTTGCGCTCAGCATTGAATGCAGATGAATAAAGCGCCCGTAGCTCAGCTGGATAGAGCATCCGCCTTCTAAGCGGATGGTCGCAGGTTCGAGTCCTGCCGGGTGCGCCATTCGGCGAATCGGCAAGAAGCAGGCGATGTTTTACCGCAAGTTGTAATATGGTGGGCGTAGCTCAGTTGGTAGAGCACAGGATTGTGGCTCCTGGTGTCGTGGGTTCGATTCCCATCGTCCACCCCATATTCCGAAGCGCCAGGCCCGAGGCCTGGCGTTTTCATTTCCAAGCAGTGTCCCGCGGACGTGGTGGAATTGGTAGACACACTGGATTTAGGTTCCAGCGCCGCAAGGCGTGAGAGTTCGAGTCTCTCCGTCCGCACCACCTTCTAAATCAAGTGTTTACGAGCTTCAGCGGCCCTCCTTGTAGATGCGCTGGATTATCAACGTGAACTGAACGTGAAATGCGACTTTCACGGACTTGATCAAGCACCCCAACTGCATCCCTTACCCTGGCCGGCGCAAGATGGGCATATCGCTCAGTCATCGCGACCGTCGAGTGTCCGAGCAGATCCCGAACATCCGCCAACGGAACGCCGGCACTTACCAGCCATGCCGCGCAGGTATGGCGCAGGTCGTGAATCGTAAAGTCCACAATCTTCGCTGCCTTGCAGGCCTGCTTGAAGCCGGCCGATAGCGATACCACTCGATCACCATTGGCGCGCGCAAAAACCCATGGGCATTCCGGGCTTGTCTCGGACCTGAATGCCATTCGTCGCTTTAGTGCTGCCATCGCTCCTTCGTTGATCGGGATGCTCCGGCGCTTTCCTGCCTTCGTGTGGCCAGCCTCCAGATAGATCAGGCGGTTGGCAAAATCCACTCTGCGCCACTCAAGGCCGAGCATCTCTTCCCGCCGGCACCCTGTGTTGACGGCCAGGCGGATAAAGTCCTCCAGCATCGGGCCAAACTTCTGCCCGCGCGCGGCTCGGCACAGGGCCTCAACCTCTGCCCTTGTCAGCCAACGATCACGCCCCTCGGCCTCGCGCATCTTCCGTCCCTTAACGGGATTCGGGAGGGCCCACTCCAGTTCGGTGTTGCAGTGGTTGATAGCCGCGGAGAGGGCAGCGAGTTCGCGGTTAATGGTTGCCGGGGATGCGCCGGCGTCCAATCTGTGCGTTCCGTAGCCCCGGATGTCCTGCCCCCCTAGATCGTTGATCACACGTCCGGCAAAATACTCGCGCAGCGGCTTTATGCGGTGCACGGTCGTTTCGTAGCTGCGCTGATGCTGGCGAGCGTGTTGCAGATACGGAATGATCACCTCCTCAAAGGTTCTGGGCGGATTCACGCCCATTTCCTTTTCCTTCCACGCTTTCGCGCGTTCCTGTTGCTCTAGTGCTTTCGCCGCCGAGTAGTCGGCAGTTCCAGAAGAGCGTCTAACAAGCTTTCCTGTTGCTGATTTGAAAGAGATCCACCAGTAGGCGGAGTCGTTTCTCTTGTACGGCATACTTCCTCCGGTACGCCGACCGCGTCGCGCATGCTAGCAGCGGCTTCATCTTCAAGCATCTGTTCGAGCTTTTCCTTGTGCACCCGGATGGTCTTTTTGAACCTGACCACTGGGATCAGCTTTTCGTCCGCGTAGCGGTACGCGGTCCTGCGGCTCACGCCGAGAATGCCGGCGGCCGCCTCAACTGAAATCAAAGACATAGCGAGACCTTGGCCGATCAACGGCATCGGTTTGGAGGGTAGAATTCGTGCTGGCTTGGCCGGGCAGGGCGCCCGCATCGGGCAATATGGGGGTTAACTGCCCGGTCAGGCCTTTGGTAGGATTAGACGCCCAGCCGGGTTAGCTCAGGGAGAGCTAGTGGCGCCCGGCTGGGTTACTTGATGAGTTCGGCGGGAACGCTGACGGTTTTTCCGTACTTGGCTCGAACGATGGCGCGGCATGCTGCTATTAGATGGGTGGTCCCTGCCGACGCTGCATCAGCTGGCATATCGAAGCCGCATGCTGTGAAGAAGTTCAGCGGTTCGCCATGCCAGTCGTTACCGACCCATTCGAACTCGAAGCGATACTTCTCGATCAGTGGTCCGCCGAAAGTCCAATTGGTCGAAGGTGAGTAGTCGCAGTAACCGAAGTTTGGGATGAAGGCTCGGCGGAAGGGATGCTTCATGAGGTCATATCCTTCGATCACCGCAACGGCCCAATCCAGCGCCGGCCCCTCAAGATCGCAGGTCATCACTTCTACGGTTTCGCTCATTCCCCACCTCCCATAGACTTGCCGATCTCGGCTGCGGCGCGAGTGATGGCTAGTCGAATGCACGCGTCCTGATAGAAGACATCGTTTTCAGCAGTTCTAAACATGACTGTCGGATTGCTCTTTGGGCTATGGATCTCCAGATTAAGCAGAACTGCCAGCCTCAGCGCGTCGCCGTCGTCGGTGAGCGGGTTCCAGGCGAAGCGAGTACCAGTTTCGTCACTGACATCGATCCCATCATCGCCCAGGAAGAATCCGTACCCGGTAAAACCAGCCGCCCGCGCCGCCAGTTCGAGTAGTTCGCGGTCGTTCATTGCTTGTCTCCTTCCAGGGCTGCTCCGATGATCCTTTCGATCTCGTCGCAGTGTTCGTAGATGTCATTCGGGTGGCTGCCGTTTTTCAAGCCGCTGACCATGTTCACGAGGTCTCGGGTAAGTGGGCGGAGATTCCCGTCGACTTCGGCTTCCACGGCCTGTAGCGCTCCCCTCAGCGCCTCGTTCTCCGCCTTGAGCCTGTCGATCTCGTCCAGCAGGGCGAGGACGGTCTTAGGATCAGTCGCGCAAAGGAACTCTGCATCTGCCATCACAGACGGTCCGGATATTGCGCCGCTAACTGTGCAGATGATCGTTCCATTTCCGGAGACGATGACTCTCTCGTCAGTTCCTTGGTAGCGAGCGCCAGGAGTTGCCGCTACAGCAAGCCTCCGCAGCTCTGCGTGGTCGGTCATAGCCACACCTCGTCGTTGATGCTTTTCAATATCTTTGATGCGATCTGCTTTCTTTTCTTTTCGATCTTGAGATGCATTTCGACAAAGGTGTGATGCTTTCCTTTGAAAATGAATGTCGGAACGAGTCCACGTTCATCACGTTTCCACGTAGATTTGTATGCGTGAAAGTCCTCAAGGGCCCGCTCAATGCGCTGTTCAGGTGTTTGCTTCTTGGTCATGGCGCCACCTCGATTCCTGCTTGCCGGAGGGCTTCTTTTACCTTCTCTATGGCGTCGTTGAACGCGTGGCACTCATGCTTGGTTGCGTACATGCTGTATGAGCGCTTTGCAGGCAACTCCACCCTCAGAGCCGCGCGGCTGGCTTTCCAGATGACCTCGGCCCATCCCCTTGCGCAGGATTTGCGAAGTTCCGATTGCGCCGGCAAATTCCACCACGCTTCAAACTCTTCTCTCATGTCAGGCATGGCCGTTCTCCTTCCCCTCGTCGAGCAGGGAGCGAAGTTCCCGATGGGTCTTCGCCACCTGTTCGCGCCCGCAGTAATGAAAGCCGCCTTCGCACTCGCACTCGTGGAGTTCCAGCCAGTTTCCGAGATGTCGCCTTGCCTCGCGCAACAGCCCCTCGCTCACCACCTTGCCGTTGAGGCGCGCCAGTTCGTCGGTGCGCACCATCGGAATCGTGTAGAAGCCTACCGGGCCGCCATGTGGTGCGCGCAGCTGAGCCGGGTACAGCCCATCCCAATATCCAGTCACATCCGGCACAACCACCACCCTTGCGCGCAGTTCCGCTAGTTCAGCGCGAAGTTCCTCGATCTCCATCTCCATTCCGCCGCATTGCTGGCGAGCAGCATCTCCCTTTTCTGCTGCGTCCTCAGCCATGGCTAGCTTGGCAGCTAGGGCGTCGTAGTCTGAGGCCGCCACCCACGCCCCTTCGCTGGACTCAACATGTTCACAGTCATCAATGTGAGCATGGTTCACATGGTCGAACCGCTTCACCTCACTCATGGTTCAGTCCTCCGGATACAGGTCGTACTTGCGGCAGATGGCATCCATTTCCGGGCGGGCGCGGAAAATCCAGAACTCCCCACCATCGACACTCACCTGATAGATGTACTTTGTGCCCGGAAGGATCTTCCCTCGGTCGGATCGAACGGCCTCAACGATTAGCCAGTCATCCGCGTCAACGTCTTGCCTTCCGAAGCCGGCACGGTCGAACCAGTAATAGGCATCACACTGATAGTGCTTCCGGGCCGTCCGAAGTTCGTCGCGTAACAGTTGCATCACGCCCCCTCCTTGCCGGGCGCGGCGCGGTCCAGGCGCTCGATCTCGGCCAGGATCAAGGCGCCGGCACGCACGTAGTTGGATCGCGCGTCTCTCGGCTTCCACCACTTCGCCGAGAACGGCCAGATAGCTGGCGCCTCGTCGTTGGCTCCGTTGAGGATGTATGCCGCTGCGGCTCGCGGAAGTTCGGCGGCGCAATAGAGGTCGTCGTGCTCCGGTGTCCAGCCCTCGGCGGTGATCTGCCGGCGTCGCTCTGCCTGCACGTCGAGCCAGGCTTGAGGCACTTCCTTGCCGGGCGCGGCGGCGAGAGAGCGCAGAGCATCATGGATGGCTCGCAGATCATCGTCGGTCGGCTCCTTGCGTAGGTACAGAACGACCGCGCGCGGATGACCAGTGTCGCGTCCGATCCCTGACACTTCCGGCGCGCTGTGCTGAGCCTGGGCGCCACTCAGCGCTGCCCGGACGGCCTTTTCCTCGTCTGCGGTGCTGAATTGCATTAGGCCGTTCGCGCTCAGTTTGCGCAGAAGCATCTCCAGTTCCGCCACTCTGGCCTGGGCGGCGTCGCGCTCCTGCTCCAACTGCGCGATACCAGCAGACAGGTAGCCGTCGAGCGCCTTCTGCGTGTCTCGGTTGCGCCATGCCTCGGCGAAGTGGCGGGTCATCATGCCCATCATGCGGTGTTCGAGAGTGTCGGCGCGCTTGTTGGCGGCGTCGCGCTCCTCCCTGAGTACCTGGTTCTCGGCTTTTTCGAGTATCAGGTCAGTAATTGCGCGTAGCACCGGATCGACGCCGGGATACTTGGTGAACCCCAGCAGTGCGATGATCGCGCTGAGGTCGGCGGCTGCGGCGTTGAAGGCTGATTTGTAGTCATTCATCTCGGTCTCCCATCGCGCCGTGGCCGTCATCTTCCTGATCGTCGCTCTTGATGAGGACCAGGCGTCCGCCGCAGTGGTGACAGAACAGCGCGCCGTTCTCTGCTGGTCCGTCCTCAATGAAGCTCCAGGTCTGGCCGCAACCTGTTTCCCAGATTCCGCTGCTTTCGGTCCATTTGCACGACGGGGATGCCGAACTGGTCGGCGCGTGCGCCAGGGCGGCGCGGACTTGCCCAGCCTGGTATGCCTCGCACAGAAGGGCGTGCAGAGACACAAGCTCACCATTACGCTCCAGCCTGAACAGCGAAATATCGCTGCCTTGGCATAGTTTATGGTCGGTAATCCAGCGCTCACACGCCTCCCGCTCCTGCGCGCCCTCTGCCTGCTCGGCCTGCGCCTGTGGTGCGAACTCTTCAAGGTTGCAGCAACCGTCCGGCGAGTGATGGCCCTCGGTCATCGGCATGCCGCAGAGGCACCCGATCACCGGGCCGCCCTCTGGCTGCGTTAGGGCGGTACGGGTCTGCCAGGCTTCCATGCTCCGCGCTGTAGCGCCGCAGTAGTTGCACTCTGGACCGCGTGCGCCATCGCCGCGAAGCCAGCCCGTGGGGTCTACCTCGCCACCGCAGAAGGGGCAGGGTGCTGGCTCAACATCCCCGCCTGCCTGCTCTACCGATGCAGGCGCGTCACGAAGCGGTGTGCCGGCCAAGCCCTTGGCTGCCAGGTAGTTGGTGGCGCGCGCCACCAGGTTGCTTTCCGGGGCATGCCGCTTCAGGGAACTGGCCAGCATGCGAACCAGCATTGCCAGGTCCTGGGTGCGCTGTCCCTCGGCGCGGCCGATGTCGTAGAACGGACGAAGCCAGTGATCCGCCGCCGGCGGCTGGCTGGCCTGGGCGCCGAAGGCCAGCGCGCCGGTGATGGCGTCTGCGATGACCTGGCGCTGGTCGATTGCCGACTGGGCTGGCATGTCATTGCCGTGCGCATTGCAAATCGCCGCCATGTTGCGCAGGGAATCCAGCAGTTCGCCCTTGCTCGGGTTCATGCCGATATCGTGGCCGATTGCCTCCCAGGCCTCGAGCACAGTGACCACTTCGGACCTGAAGCCGGCGTACCAGAGCTGCACGGCATCTTCCTTGGCGAGCGGGTAGCTGAGGCCTGCGGCGATCAACTGGTCTTCGGACGGCGGCGCCTGGTCCTTGATAAGGGCCAGCAGGCTCTCGGCTGAGGAATGAACGTCGTCGAGGTCCGTCGACCAGCGCTGCGGGCTGGTGTCGTGGATGTTGTCCAGGGCTTCGACGATGCCGCGCAGGCGGATGGTGCACTGCTCGATCAGTTGGTATTGGGTAGAGGACATTGCGGTGTCTCCGGTTGCTCCGGCGCCGGCGGCCGGCAGCGGAAGCATTTGCACAGGCCTATCCGTTGGCCCGTGGTGCGGCAGATGATGGGGCGGTGGCGAGCGCCTGCGTCCGGGACAGGTCCAGGTCCTGGTGATCGACGCCGTACTCGGCCCGGGCGCGCACGTAGTCGACCGGCCAGGGCAGATCGGTCTCGCGGCACTCGTATTGCCGTACGGCCCGGGCGCGGCCAAGCGCGTAGGCCTCGTCCTGGAACATCAGGAGGTGATCGCTGGTGCGTCCGGTCAGGACATCGAGATAGCGGCTGTGGAGCGCTTCAATGGCAAGGTGATCGTCGGGGTGGTTCTGGTTCGTCGTCATGGCTGCACCTGCTGCTGTGAGCGGTTCCAGGGGTGCCGGCGCCCGGGCTTGGGCTGCTGGCGCGGGAAGAGAAGTGCGTCGCGCAGGCTCATGCCGGCGGCGACGCGGCGGCGGACGGTTGTTGCGTGGACCGGGCTTTGGAAGTGCTCCACCAGTTCGGCGATGGTCCCGGTCACGCCGTCGACGGTGAAGCGTCGGCTCTCGCTCCAGCGTTCGTGTGCGCGCTCCAGTGCTGCGGCCTGCGCCGGCGTGCAGCGCCCGCGCTTCTGCTCGTTCGCACGCTGGTGGTCGGCTGAGCATCCGCGTGCCGGCCAGGTGATGTCCGGCATCAGGGTCAGCATTTCGCGGAATACCCAGGGGCCGATGCCCAGGGCCAGCCGGGTGGCGCGGCGGGAAAGCCCGCGCGCGGCGGACTCCCGAATGAACTGCTCAGTGTTCATGCCGCCACCTGCTGCGGACTCGGGCGTAGCCGCCGCTTCCATGGGTCGTTCGCCCGGGCGTACGCGGCCATCGTGTTCGGGCTCACGCTGTTGCCGCACATGTGGACCTGCTGAGACAGAGTGAACCGCTGCCCGTTGTGGCCCCGCTCGATGATGTAGCTGTCGGGGAAGCCCTGGGCGCGGTACAACTCACGCGGTTTCAGCATGCGCAGGCGGATGTCGACGATCACGTAGGGGCTACCGCTGATCCAGACCGTGACCAGCGCCAAGCGGTCCTTGGTGGTGATCGTGGTCAGAGGATCGTCCAACTTCGCCCATTGCCCACCAGTTGAGTGGTAGCGCATCAGGAATGCCGACACCCACAGCGCGCCGTCCAATTGCTCCGGGGTCAGGCTGCTGGCGACCATTTCCGCGGTGACCAGACCGTGGTGCGTGCCGCCGGCGCTGACCGTGTGCAGCGGCTCGTCGGCGGCGCGCGCGTCGCAGTTGCCGCGCAGATGCAGCAGGTGGGCGGCGACCAGGCCGTGGTGGTCCGTGCCGGTTTGCGTGCCCAGCGGCCCGTCCACCGGTGCGCCATGCGATCCCTTCCGCAGCGTTACCAGGTGTGCCGTGGCGAGCTGCTGCTGGCTGCCCTTGTTCGTGATAGTGCTGATCGGGGCGTCGGCCGGGCGGCTGTGGGTGGTGTTGTAGCCCCCGTTGGCTTGGACCATGAACGCGGTGGCCACTCCGCAGTCAGCTTTCGCTGTGATGGTGTACATCGGCTCGGCTACCGAGCGCGGCTCGGTTTGGCCGGCGCGGCCGCCGACACCGACCAAGACAGCGCTGGCCAGGCCCAGGGCGTGTGCCGCACCGGCCGGGCGCTTGCACTCGCCGCCGCTGGTGATCGTCGGCATTGGCTGGTCGACCGGCGCGCCGGTAGCGTCGAAGCGGAACTTCACCAGATGCGCAGCAGCGACGGCGTGCTTGATGCCGCCGGCGACCACGGTGCCGAGCGGTTCGTCCAGTTCAAGGACGCGCGGTGCCTGTCCGTCGCGCTCGCCGTAGCCGACTTGGATCAGCGTTGGCGTGGCAACGGAGAAAGCGCCACCCTTCGGCCAGGCAGTGATGGTGTTCAGCGGCTGGTCCACCGGATGCACGGCTTCGCGCGACCAGTTCGCGATCGGCACGATGAATGGCTTGGCGCGCTGGAGCACTTCTTTCTCAATGCCCTTCGCGATGCGGCGCATGGTCGCTTCGGCCAGCGGCTTCTTCCGGTTGCGGATCGACTGGCCGAGGTCGCTCCAATCGATGCACTCTGCTGCCGTGCGGTACGGCTTCAGCCCCTTGCCGGGCTTCGCGGCATGGGTCTTCTCCGCCGCCACTGGCTCGAAACCGCCGTCGGTGGCCACCAGGTACAGGCGCTGGCGAGTGGTCGGGTCGCCGTAGTCGCAGTTGCGCTCGACCCAGTAGTCCACCTGGTAGCCGAAGCCGCGCAGGGTCTGGACGAACTGGCGCCAGGTGCGACCCTTGCGCTTCGGATCGGGCACCAGGAACTGCTCGTGGCGCGGCACGCGCTCCCCTGGCTCGGCCACCGTGCCGTCGAGACGCACGACGCGGCCGGTCGCTTTGTCGCGCTTGGCGATCAGCGGGCCCCATTGCAGGATCTGTTTCACGTTCTCCAGGCTGATCACCCAGGGCCCGCGGCCGAGCTTGTGCAGCTTGCCGGCCCACTTCACCACCACCCACGAGAGATCCCGGATTTCCTTCTTGCGCGGCTGGCCGCCGGCGGCCTGGCTGTGATGTCGGCAGTCCGGGGAGGCGTGCAGCCAGCCCACGGTGGCGCCCTTGGTGGCCTCGATGGGGTCGATGCCCCAGACATCGGTCGGCAGATGCTCGGCGTGCGGGTGATTGGCCTCGTGCATGCTGATCGCCGCCGGGTTGTGGTTGATGGCCAGGTCGACCTTGCGGCCAAGGCCCATTTCCAGACCGGTGCTGGCACCACCGCCGCCGGCGAACAGGTCGACGATGATCGCGTCGTCGGCGGCGTCCAGGGCCAGGCCGTACTGGGTTTTGAAGTCGAGCGGGGAGGGCTTCTTGAGGGAAGTCATGCGGCGGGTTCCTTCTGGATGATTTCAGCATCAGCCTCGAGCAGGGCGAACAGGTCGGGCATGGCCATCTCTTCCTCCGCGGACTTGCAATAGCCGGCACCGTCCAGGAAGTAGCGGGAGTTCAGTTCGTGAGCGCGGGCTCTGCGCTTCAGCTTCAGCGCGCAGTACGGGACAGTCATGATCCCGCCGAAGGGGTCGAAGACCAGTTCGCCCTCCATCGAGTACTGCACGATGGCCCGGTCGACGATGTCGAACTGCAGCGGGCACAGATGCATTTCCTGGCCCTTGCTGTACTGCTGGACGTTGAGCGTCCGCATGCGGGCGACGTCGGTCCATACGTCCGGGTGCCAGGACTGCGGTGGCAGCAGCATGAAGCCGGTGGGCAGCTTCCCGGTGACCTCCAGCGATTCTCCGATGCGGACGTGGTGCTCGAAGTCGTAGACGGTGGACAGGCTGTAGTCGCGGTACAGCTTGAACATCACGTCGTGCGGAATGCCTTCGAAGTCCGCCTCAGTCAGCGGACGGTTGCCGTTGCTGCGGGTGAAGCCGTGGGCGTCCAACTGCCAGCGTGCCCGGCTGTAGCCGTTGCCGCGGGTGACGGTGAGCTTCTTGTCCATGGCGAAGGGGACGATCTGGCCGTCTTCGTCGATGCACAGGGGCTTGGCCTTGACCACCGGAATGTCGCCGTAGGCGTTGGAGTTGTCGGTGGGGGGCTTACGGAAGATCAGCAGGTACTCGGGCATGCCGACACCCATCTTGGTGCCGTCCTTGCACTGTTCCGTCCACGAGAGGCGGTAGGTCTGGGCGTTCTCGCGAACCACGTCGGTGACGATGGTCTTCATGCCCATGTAGGCCCAGCCGTGCTTGACGAAGGCGCGGGTCACTTCCATGTGGAACGGATAGACGGTCTGGAAGCCGAGGCCGGTCATGCCGCCAGGAACGATACGATCCTTCACGTGGATGCAAGCCAGGCGCCCGGGAATGGTCACGCGCAGCATTTCCGGGATCAGATAGTCCATCTGCTGGAAGAAATGCGCGTTATCGTCGGTGTGCCCGAAGTCGGCGTAGTTCGGCGAGTACTCGTACTGGGTACTGAAGGGGATACTGGTGATGGTCAAGCCGACGCTGTTGTTTTCCATGCGGCGGGTTTCGAGCACAGTGTCATTGTTGACGATGGTGTAGTCCTTGCCCTTGATCTCGATGCGTTCCACACCCATGGAGCGGGTGAGTGTCTGCGCCATGGCGGCGATGGACAGGCCGTATTGCTTGATGATCTCGGTCATGCGCTGAACCATGGTGTTGTGCTGCTGCCACTTCCGTTCCAACTGGCGGCGGATGTCGCGCTCGGCCTCGGTGTAGATCAGGTCGATGCGCACGCGGCCGGTCTGCAGGAAGCGGTGCAGGCGGTGAATGGACTGGATGAAGTCGTTGAACTTGAAGCCGATGCCCAGGTAGATGGCCCAAGAGCAGTGGCGCTGGAAGTTGCAGCCGCTGCCGGCAATCACCGGTTTGGCGGCCAGCTCCTGGAACTCGCCGTCGCTGAACTGGACGATCGCGCGCTCGCGCTCTTCCAGATCCTGGGAGCCGTAGACGCTTACGGCAGTGGGGACGGCGGCCTCGATCGCGTGGCGTTCCGACTCGAGGTCATGCCAGATGATCCGGTGAGCATCTGGGGCCTCGGCGCGGATCTCCATCAGTTTGGCGATCCGGGCGGGCAGGCTCTCGCGTTTCTCGGCGGCGGCGTCCTGCACGCCAATAGCGGTATTACGAAGCAGGCGTCCCTGGCCATTGCGCTCGTGGCCGGCGTGCGAGTGGTCAGACGGTACTTCGTGCCAGCGGATGTCCAGTTCCGGTAGGGCGTAGCCTTCGTCACTGAACCCGAGGTCGCTGGGGCGCTGAACGAAGATCGCCCAGGACGCCACCCACATCCAGAACTCGCCCTCCTTGTGGGCATGGATGGTGAGTTGGTCGGCCTTCTCCGAGTTGCGTTTGAAGAACCTGGTCTTGGCCTGGCCGACATCCATCACGCCGAGGAACGCCGAGTACGCCAGCAGCTCGATGTATTCGTTCGGGCTCGGCGTGGCCGTGGCCACGTACCGGTACCGGACGCCATCGCCGCGGATGCCGGCGGCGCGATCGTCACCCGCGAACAGGGCCATGAACTCGCGGAACGTCTTGCTGCCGCCGAAGCCGCGCAGGCAACTGGCTTCGTCCAAACTGGCCACACTGAACCGTCGAGGGTCGAGCTTGCCATCGCGGACGGTCTCGTAATTGGTCAGGTAGATTGTGTTGGGGTCGTCTACCTCGTCGAAACTTCGGATGAACCGGACGGTGATGCCGAGCATCGCGGCGTCTCGGTAGAACTCCTGGCGCACACCCAGCGGGATGGTGATGAGCGCGTAGCCTCCGGCCAGGTCGCGGGTGACGCGCGCCACTTCAAGCTGCATTACCGACTTGCCCAGGCCGAAGGCCGCGAAACAGGCCGCGCGGCCTTGGCGCACCAGCCAGGTGGCGATGGCTCGCTGGTGCGGTTTGAGCAGGGGATGGAAGGCCGATGGCTTCACCTCGAAGCCTTTCGGCTCGGCGAGGCGGACCTTGGCTCGCAAGAAGTCTTCATAGGCGGTCATGCTGTTTCCTTGGGGAACGGCACGCACCGGACGCCGCCCTGCCTGACAGGGCGGCCCACGAGGCATGGTTGAATCGCCCACAGGGCGGCGTCCGGTGCGTGCTGGAAGAGAAAGCGCCCCGGGTGGGGCGCTGTATCGAGGGTCAGGCCGCAGCCTGTTGCTGCTGGTCGACGAGTTGCCCGGCGTCGATCCAGACCGCCTGTAACCAGGCCGGCGTCTTCGCCATCGGTTCCTTGAGCGTGCCGGCGACGATCAGCGTGTCGATCTCGCCGCCGGCGGCCAGGCTCTGGAACAGCTTCATCGCCTGCTGAGTGCGAGCAGGGATATCCAGCACGTCGAGGCGATCCAGCAGCGCCAGGCGCAGGCCGGAGATCGTCGCGATGGCCAGGGCGATGGTCGCGTCGCACCGCCAGCGTTCGGACTCGGACAGCAGGCCGTACAGCCGACCGCCGAACGTGACGTCGATGTCGGCGCTGATCTGCACGGGCGACCAGCCGGCGGTGCCGGATAGGCGCTGCAGCAGCTCGTTCACCGGTCCGATCGCGTCGGCCAGGATTTCCGCCGGGATGCCGGTGGGGGATAGGGCATCGGCCAGGGCGCTCCAGGCGCAGACCTCGGCGTGGAAGCCGGCGGCCTGCTTGATGACGTCCTGGCGCTGCGCGGCGGCGTTGAACGCTTCCATCAGCGACTGCACCTTGGCCTGCTGCCGGTCACGCGCCTGGCGCAGTTCGTTGATCGCCTGTTCGCCGTTGGCGATCGCCTCGGCGCTGGGCGCCTGGGCGGTTTCGGCTTCCAGCGCGGCGGCCTGCGCGGCGGCGTCCTCGCTCTCCTTCAGGTCCCGCTGGCTGTTGGCGACGGCCCGCTGAGCGCTGGCAAGATACCCGCGGTACTCCTCCAGACGTTTCGCCGCCTCGGGATCGGCAACCTTCGCCGGCGGCTGGTGCGCGACCAACTGGCCGGCCTGCAGGTCCACGGCGCCCTGGCAATGAGGGCAGGTCAGCGGCTGGTGGGCGGGCTCGCCGCTGGCGGCGGCCTCGGCTGCCATCACCTTCTCCGACCATTCGTCCTGATTGGCCTCGTCGGTGGCCAGCTTGTTGCGCCGGCGGTCGGCCAGCGCTGCGGTTTCGCGCAGAGCGGTGATGCGGCTGGCCCGCGCCTGGGCGTCGGCGTGGGCGCGCTTGCTGGAGCCCAGGGTCTGCTGGGCCTCGTCCAGGTCCTGGGCGGTGGCTCGCAGTTCCGCGCGCGCCGATTCCAGTTCCTCCTCGCTGACGATGGCCGTCGGCGCCTCCGGCTCCCACCCGTTCGCCTTGTCGCTGCCGTAGTTCTCGCCGGTGATTGCCTTCCAGGCGCCGCGCGCCTCGCTGGCGTAGTCCTTTGCCTGGCCGACCATGGCGGAGAACCCGGAACGGAGCAGGGGCTTCACCTTCTCGAACAGCGCCAGGTCGATGCCCTTGGCCTTCAGGCGCTTGCCGACCTCGGCCGGGCTGGCGCTGGCGCCGGTCAGGTCGAACAGCACCCGGCGGCGATCTTTGGCGTCCAGGGCGGCGAAGCGGCTGGCGTCGAGCACGAACGGCAGAAACGGCGAGTCGGCGAGCTGGGAGCCTTTGCCGCTGGGCAGCGCGACCCCGCAGGCCTGCACCTCGCCGGCCTCGTCCAGCCACTCGACGCGGGCCTCGCCCTTCTTGGCGCCCTCGGTGATCAGTTGGCCGATATGCTGCTTCTGCGCAACGCGGCCGGGCTTACCTGTGAAGGCGTGGCTGATGGCGTCGAGCAGCGAACTCTTGCCGGCGCCGTTGTGGCCGGCCACCAGAAGCACTGGCGCAGAAACATCAAGGGCCGCATGACGCAGCCCTTGGAAGTTGGTGATTTCGAGTTTCGTGATGCGCATGGCTCACTCCAGGTCGAGGGCGATATCCCCCGGCTTCTTGACGACGCGGTAAGTGTTCAACTCGCGGGATTCCTCGTTCTCCTGCTCGAGCACGATGACGCCCTGGTCCAGCAGTTGGAGAATGACGCGCTCGGCTTCCTCGGTGGTGAGAGCGAAGCGCGATTGCAGCCAGGCCGCGTCGAACACGTCCTTCTTGGTGGCGACGCCGATGGCGATCTCGCCCAGGGTGTGGCCGGCGAAGCGCTCGACGGTGAGTTGCGGCAGTTCTTGGAACTCGGCATCGACGACGTCGCTGTCGTCTGCTGGTTGCATACCGCCCCAGGCGCCGGGGTCTTCCATGTCATGGTCGCCGCCGTTCAGGTCCAGCGGGTTCTGGTCCGGATCCGCCTTCACGTCCTTCATGCCGTCGAGGAACTCAGCGGCGCCGCCGATGATCAGCAGGCAGTCCTCGTTCACCGCGTCCAGAAGGTCGTGCTTGTTCGGGCTGGAGTGATTCACCACGATGACGGCCTTCATCTTGTCCTTGGCCGCGATGGATTCGAGCTTGCCGTAGACGGTCTCGCGCTCGGCGCCGGCGATGGTGTGCACCGCGATGGTGGCGGCGTTGCGTACCTGCTGCTCCAGGCGCTCGATCACATCGGTCTGCTTGGCTTCGGACAGCTTCTGCCACACGTCCGGCAGGATGCGGATTTCCTGGATCAGGCCCTGCAGCAGGCTCTTGCCGAGCGTGTCGGCGGTCATGTGGAGGAAGGCGGCGTTGTTCTGGCTCATGGGCGGGTTCCTACTGGTTGGCGATGCGTTCGAGGGTGGTGTGCTGGGACTCACTGAGGAACATCCGCGGGCCGTAGCGCTGGAAGTTGGCGCGCAGGTCGGCGGTGAACTCTTCTTCCCAGGTGGTGGCGGCATTCAGCTCCGCCGCGCCGAGGAGGCTATTGAACTCCTCGACACGGTCGAACTGCTCTTCGATGGTTCGGCTGGGCATGGCCGGTTACTCGAGATTGAGCCCGTCGTCGCCGGTGTCGCCGGTGTCCGACTGCTGGCCCGGGGCGGGTTCGGTGATTTCGCCCGTCTCGGTGTTCACGCCGTCCGGGACCTGGTCCTGAGACTGGTCGTCAACAACGCTGTATTCGCCGGTGAGGATGGACGCGTTGTCCTGGTCCAATCCGGCGTCGGCGCGTTCGTCCAGGGTGACTGCGGTCTGCAACTCGATGCTGACCGGCAGGTACTTGAACAGCCGGCGGATGACGGTCTTCTTGGCCATCTCTTCGTAGTGGGTGACCCAAGGCCCGTTTCCGGATGCCTTGCTGGTGGCGCGTACTTTGTCGACGTCGGCCTTGCTCATGACCTCGAATTGCACGCCGCCGTCCTTCAGCTTGGCGACCGCGTAGACGTGGGTCATGACGCCGCGTTCACCTTCTCCCGGAACGTGCTGGACGTCTTCGTCGAGGCCGTAGCGATAGCTGAACTGGTCGTTCTGGTGCACGGTGCGCGCGGTGAGCGAAACGATCTGGCCGGAGCGCCGGGCAAGGTCAATCATCCCGCGGTAGCCGATGATCAACTGGACGTTCGACAGGCCATCTTTCGCCTTGCCGTTGCCGAACGGCAGCAGGTAGGCATGGCCGAGAGCGTTACCCGGTTCCAGGCCGAGCTGCGCGCATTGCATCACGGCGCCGAGGAAACTCTCCTGATTGCATTTCGCCAGGGCCGGTACTTTGCGGATCTCGGTCAGCGCGATGCGCGCGAGTCGGTCGGCGGTCATGTGCTTCGGAAGCGCCAGGGCCATCTGGGCTTTGATCTTCGGGTCAGTCATCAGGTGGGCCAGCGTTTTCGGCTGGCCATTGTTGGCGACATTGCCGGTCGCGGCGGCTTTCAGGGCGGTTGCGGACATGCTGGGCTCCGGTTACTTGAGGCGGAAAACGCGGGATTCGCTGGTCTTCTTGAACTGCTCGAACAGCGCGGGGTGAGCTTCCTTGAAGGCGGATTGGTCGAAGCGGTTGGTGGTCTGGGACTTCCACGTCAGTACCGACTTGCCGTTGACCGTGAGTTGGGCGTGGTCCTGCATGAAGAGCTTGATGCGCTCCTCTGCGGACTCGATCTCGTACTCCAGGCCCTTGGCCTTGGCTTTCAGTTCGCGCAGGCGGTTGAACACCTCCACGACCTTGCCATCGGCCTCGATGCTGGTTCCGGCGTCACGCTCGAACAGCCGGAGGATGTCGCTGACAGCGGTTGCTTCGGGCGGATCCAGGCGCTGGATGCGTCCCCAGAACTCGACCTCCTTCTCGCGAATCGCCGCGATGGTTTCGTCGTCCCGCTCGACGCGGTACACGCGGAAGTCGTCGCCGCCGATCAGCACGCCGAAGATGCAGACCTGGCGGCCGGTGACCATCAGGCCGTGCATGGCCTGGGCGGTGTAGTGGACTGGAATGGCATCGGTCTGAACCTCACCCCAGTCCTTTGCCTTGAACGGGCTGACCGTCTTGATCTCGATGTTTTCGCCGCTGGCGGCCTCGGCGTCGATCTCGGCGGCCATGAAGTCGTGCTGCTGGTCGCGGTAGCGGTTACCGCGGCCGACGATCTTCAGGCCGGTCTCTTCGGCCAGCAGGTCGATGACGTAGGGCTCCATCCGCTGGCCACGGGTGAAAATCTTCTGCTTCGCCGGGTCGACGGGACCGGTGCGCGGCTGGACCTTGTCCAGATACACGTCCAGCGGGGTGCGCCAGGGGCTGATGCCGAGAATGCCGGCGACATCGCTGCCGCCTAGCAGCTTGCTCCTGTCATGATGTTCAGGTGCGATTTTGAGGAGGGACACAGGCGTAATCTCCGAGGTTCTTCAAGAGGCCGTCGTACTTGCAATGGCATGATCTGCAAAGACGGATGTAGTCGTTTGGGTCGTGGTGCCTTCCACTAACGTTGGCCCACTCGAACCTGGCCTTTGGGTCGGTGGTCCCGCAGTGCTCGCACTTCATGGGGCGGCCCCGCGCGGCATAGACCCTGTTGTGGGCCGGCTTGTACTTGACCGCCTCGCCCCGCCAGCTACTGTTCTTCGCTCCGCGCTGATCTCGCTTCGCAGCTATGCGCCGCTCTATGCCGCAACGGATCATGAAGAGCCGAAGGGCACGGCAGGTACATCCGATCTCGGCGGATACTTCTTCGAGCGTCATGCCCGATTCGTAGAGATGGCGAACCAAGCCCTCGTTGAGCAGTGGAACGCGCTTACTCTGTTGGCCGCCGAGGTACTTGGTGCGGTCGAGCGCGCCGACCGATGCGAGAGCTGCAGTCATGGGGCTGGTCTCATTTCAGGGTGAGGGTGGTTGTCGCGTGAAGGCGGGAGCTGCGCCGGAAGCGCAGAACGCAGAGGTCGCCGCATATGTCGGCGAAGAACGGTTTGTTGTAGCCGTGACGGTTGGCCAACTCGACGGCCTGGCGGATGCTCTTTCCGGCAAACTCTTCGATATCGTCGAGTTGGTCGTCGATGATCGAGCGAACGGGGCGGGTGGTCATAGGTCGATGCTCCTCAGTTCTTGCTGTCTCGCATCCGCTGCGGCGTCGAGCCGGCGGCGCATGTCGTCGTATTGCCGGGTGCCGATGGCGTCCAGCGTGTAGGCCATCTCGATTTGGCCGCGCCATACCAACTGGTCGTGGCGCGGGATCACCGAACGACGCATTGCGACGATCGCTTCCTCGATCACGCCCTCGGCGCGTTCATTCGCCCAGGCCATCGTCATCCTCCTGCTCTTCGTCGTCGGGCTCCGGGTCCGGCTGGTCCCAGAGCGGGTCGACGGCACGGTCGTAAGCGAGTTGCGCGTTGCTGAAGGCCGCGCAGTTGCGGCGCTCGCGATAGGTGGTGTGCATGTGCTCCTCCGCGGTTACCAGAGGTGAAGGAGCGAACGCCGGGCGCTTCCCCGGATGCGTCAGGTCTGGCTGCGCTAGCCCCTCGACTCGTTCGCTGTTCGGTGGCGGCTCACTCGTCGAATTCGACGAACTCGCCCTCGGCACTCAACTGGTACCAGGTGTCCGGCTTTACGCCGTTCTCCCCGACCTTGCTGGCGCGGATATGGATGAGGCGCCCCTCGTCGTCGCGATGGCAGAGAACGATGGCGCTGCCGGCAGACGCGCGAGCGCGGCCTTCGATACCCAGGGATGCGGCGACGGATTCCTTGCCGCTGACCTCGGCTGCCGACTGGTAGCCGGTGTTGCTGGCTGCCGAGTAGTCGCCGGTGTTGCTGGCTGCCGAGCGGTTGCCGGTGTTGCTGGCTGCCGAGTAGTCGCCGGTGTTGCTGGCTGCCGAGCGGTTGCCGGTGTTGCTGGCTGCCGAGTAGTCGCCGGTGTTGCTGGCTGCCGACTGGTAGCCGGTGTTGCTGGCTGCCGACTGGTAGCCGGTGTTGCTGGCTGCCGAGTAGTCGCCGGTGTTGCTGGCTGCCGAGCGGTTGCCGGTGTTGCTGGCTGCCGAGCGGTAGCCGGTGTTGCTGGCTGCCGACTGGTAGCCGGTGTTGCTGGCGGTGTCGCCCACCACCGTCTGCTCAACCGAGCTGTCCAACCGAGCCATGATCCAGTCGATGGCTCGCGAGATCATGGTCGGCATGCTGATTTCCGCTTCCACCACCAGGGTGGCGCTGGCGATCTTGCTGTCATCGTCGTGACGGCTCAGTTGTCCCGAAGCCTTCACGATGGCGAATCGGCTGTCGCCTGGGGCGTAGTAGCCGAAGACATCAAGGGGGTACTCGCAGGAGTGGAAGCCCGAGGCGCATGCCTCGACTTCGCCATCGTGCTTGTAGGTGCCGCCGATCTCGAACTGGTAGCCGCGACAGGTCAGGTCTTGCTTGAACCCCTTGTAGGCGGTGACGATCTCTTCAACCTCGGTCTTCTTCTTGCGGGTCATGATTCGGTCCTTTGAGAGAGAGCCCCTGGCCGAGGGGCGGGAGCGCTTTCGGCTGCCGGCGATGCATCGGCATGCGGAAACGCTCGAAAAAAGCCCGGCCGGAGCCGGGCAAAGAGGGGGAACGCTGCATGCGCAGCGGGGAGTGATCTGGCCGGTCGCTACTCCGGCTTGCCGAACAGGCTCCGGTCATGACTCCTTTGCCTGCACGGTGGGAACGTGGGATGTGATTGCTGGCGTTACGGGTTCCCGACCGGATAGCCGCTTTCGTTCATCCACCTCTGCGTGTGCGCTTTCCACGCCGCAGATCACTCTCCGATGCGCCCTGGCTGGGCCAGGGGATCGGGCAAGACTCAACTCGCAATAACCAAATCCCCGGTTTTTCAGCCCTGCGGAGCACCCCGGTTTAGCTGGTCCTCGGCTCTCGACATGCAGGGCCAGCACGGCATGTCGGTCAAAGCCCCTCGGGTGGTGTTCTTTCAGAGAGCAGTGCAGGCCCGCAACGCCACCGGCGCCGACTGGCCTTCGATCCAGATAACCGCCGCCCCGCCAAGCGACACGCTGGCCCGGCCGACGGTGCGGGTGCGCTGCGGTTCGGCCCCTCGGTACGGGCGGTACTCGATCAGCGCTGGCGCCGGGTGCTCTCGGTTCCAGGCCTCGACCAGCTCCGCCGGAGGCACCGGTCGGACGTTGCCGATCTGCTGGTAGATCTCGGAGCGGTGGATGGCGACGTCGTCCGGGGCGGTGATGCCGAGGCGCACCTGGTCGCCTTGGCTGCCGAGGACAGTGACGGTGATGTTGTCGCCGATATGCAGGGTTTGGCCGGGTCTTCTGGTCAAGATCAGCATGGTGTGACTCCGTTCGGGGTGACGGCCACCTCAGGGAAGCGGCGCGAGGTAAGCGGTCAGTACGGTTTCTCGACCTTTCCTTGGTCTTGCAGGCTCTTGACCTTGAAGAGCTCAGAGAGGATGTCATCCATCACCTTGCCCATCTGATTGCGCAGGCCGTCCTTCAGGTGACCGGTGATGTTCACGGCGCTGTCCTTCATCTGCTTCGAGAAGTCTTCGGCGCAGATTTGCGTCATCAGGTATTCGGCGCGGGTGACAGAGTTGTAACCGCCATCGGCTCTACCAGTGCGTGGATCGACCTTCGCAGACCAATAGCCGCTTACAGTTCGCTCCAGCTCTTTGCGAATGCTGGTCGGCTCACCTTCCGGCTGCCCCCAAGCGGTGACGCGCTGGTAATCGCGCTCGAAGCAGTTGTGCACGGTTTCGTCGATTGCTTTCTCGACCTGGGCCATTGCGCGTTCGGCGAAGATCTTGTCGATGCGAGATTTCACTTCCCTGGCAATCAGCCCTGAGAGTTCGCTGTCATGGCTCAGGATCTCGTCTGCGGCTTTCGCAACGATGGCGGCTTTCAGGTCTTCTTCATTGATGTTCAGCATATCCGTGCCCTCCAGGGCTGGTGTTCGGTGACTTTGCGGCGTCAGCCCAAGCGATCCGGGACGACCTTCATTGCCTCGGCGACGAGCTTGTGGGCCCCTTCGGAGTCCACCGTGGCGAACCCCTTTTCGGCGTGGTCCCACTGCTCATCCTCGCCGCCGGGGAAACTGCTGCACGCCACTGAACAGACGCCAAGCCCGTCGGGCTTGAAGTAGAGGCGCACCTCCGGGCCGTCATCCCCGCGATCAAGCATCACGAGCACCTGGCCCAGGTCTTCGAACTCGAAAAGCTTCGCGAACTGCTTCATTGGAATTCCTCTGGTTGGTTTCCCTGATGCCCCTCGGGGGAAGGGCATCGAGGAAATCGGTGTTGCTCCCGCGTTCGCCTACTGGGCTTCTACAACCCGCGGGTGTTGCTGCCCTCACCACTTCCGATAGCAGCTAGGGCTCGATGTGTTTGGCCTTGGGCTTCCCTCGCAACGCCTTCAATCGGCATACAGCGCTGGTCATGGGGTATCAGTGTTACTCCGCGCTTGAGTGCAGCCCGGCGGCCCGTTGAGTGGGGCACGTATGCGCGGATTGCCGACCCGAACATCGGCTGGGCTTAGTACTGCATTGGCTGTTTCCTCCTATCGGTGTCATCTCGGTCGCTTCTCCTTGTCGGGGTTCGTTCCCACTCCTGCGTTCGCTTCTTTGGTCTATTGGCAGGTGACTTGAGCAACGTCGCGTGCAATGCATGGGCTTGCACGGCTGGACTGTCCGGCCCAGCTCGGGCTGCGTCTTTTGCCTCTCCCCGCGTCTCGCGACGTTGGCGCAGCAGAGGGTTCCCAAATTGTCGAAAGAGCGGTCGGCTCGGTGGCCTGGCCAGCGGTGTGTTGCTGGCGTTGAAGTGAAATTTAGAAAACTAAACGATTAAGGTCAAGGGATTTTTTTAGAAATCTAAACTTTTGGATTGAGCGGGCACAAAAAAGCCCGCGCTAGGCGGGCTATGTCCCTCTGGTTAAGGGTGTTACCGTGTGAGCATCTCGCGAAGCTTCATGCCATCAGCGATGCTCACGACCTTGGCCACTACGCCTCCTTGAGGCAGGAGTCCGTATTTCGATGGCGCTTGCCAAGTGACGGTTGAGCTGAGGAAGTAGTCGCCTGGCGGGATGTCCGTGAATGTGAAGTTTCCGTTCCCGTCCGCCACCGTAGTGATGGACCCCTGTCCTGATCGAGGATCTGGCGCCTCAAGCGCTTGTCCTCCTATGTAGTTCACTTCGTACCACTGTTTCGAGTAGGACGTAACGGGGACTAGGTAAACTGTGCTCCCTGCACCGAATTTCACATCTCCACCAACGGTCTTCATAAAGACCTGGCCAGTCAATGTGCCAGTCCCTTTTGTCGGAAGAGCGGCAAATTCAGCAGCAGGGAATGGAATTCTCGGGACCGGCTTTTGTTGAGATACGGCACAACCTGACAGCATGATCATTATTGCTGCTATGGCGATTAAACGCATGAAACCTCCTTGATTATCAAAAAGCCCGAGTGCCGGTCAGCACCTGACTACATCGCGCCGCCACGCCAAACGATACGACCGATAATGTCTACGCCGCGCATTCCGTCATCAGTGACAGGCTGGTCTGGGTATCGATTTTTGTCCTGATTATCTGATCGGATCAGCCATCCTCCTGATATCTCTCGGATAAGGCGCTTGAAGATCACTTCTTGGTCGGCATCATGCAGGGCGAACATCTTCCCGTTCGCGGGCTCCTTGCAGGAAACATCTATCAGGACGACCTCTCCGTCGGAGAGGGTAGGCCAGTTGCTGTCTCCCTGGTTGTAGGCTACGCGAAGATTTTCAGCCTTCAGCCCCATGCGTCGAAGCCAGTCGCGCTTAAATGCCAATCCACCCTTGACCTCAACATGATCGTTTAGGTAGCCATTTCCCGACGAACCCTTAGCGGTGAGCTGGGGAATAAGAGCGTAGTCGGCCTCTGAAGGAGCCCCTTCATGTGCGGGAAGCTCCTTTTCTCCCTTCCCGGTTTCCAGCCAGGAGGCGCTGCATCGAAGCACCTTGGCCAAGGCGATCAGGTTCTTTCCTCTGGCCTTGTTGGTGCCATTGGTCCAGTGGGAGAGAGTCCCCTTGGAGACCTTGATCTCTCTGGAGATGTCTGCGGCGCTGATGCCTAAGGCATCCATGCGCTGGTTGAGTCTGTCTGAAAAGTCCATGTTTAGGATTCTAAATCCTTGTTGGTTTAGATAACTTGCATGCGACTGTTTATTTTTCTAAACTCCAGCAAAACCATGGAGGCAGCCGTATGAATTACGAACAGGCGCTCACCCACTTCGGAACAGGGCGAGCGATTGCGAAGGCCCTAGGCGTAAGCCCTGGGCGCATTTCTCAGTGCAAATCGGAAGGTGGGTTTTCCTATCAGCATCAGTGCGTCCTGGAGAAGGCATCCTCTGGCGCGCTTCAGGCTCGCGAAGAAGACGAGCCTAAGCGGATGGCGTCGTAACCATGACAGCCAGCCAATTAAACCCCGAGCGCGACGCAAGGGCACGGGAGTTCGAGTCCCTAGTCCTGAACCGGCTTTTGTCGGTTGGGCAGAAGACCGTCGCTGATGCAATCGGCGTGAGCGAATCTACTGTCAGCCGCTGGAAAGAGGGCGAGATAGAGCGGTGGTGCAAGGTGCTTGCGCTTCTGGAGCTTCAGGTCGTCCCAATGTCGGCTCAGTGTCATCCATTCGAGTACATTCAGGCGCTCAAGACGCTGGCTGAGTTGGGCCTTCAGGCCGAGAAGAAGCGGCCGGGACCGCTGGGTTGGGACTGAATGCCGTCCTTCCAGATTGGCCAGCCGGACGGCGAAGAGTTCCGTGGTCCGGACGCTCGCCCGGTCGCCGAGGCACTCGATTGCGTGCTGAGCGGGCTCGGTAGATCCGTACCAGTTCCGGCGGGAAGCGTCGAGTTCCACCAGCAGATGGCTCTGCAGGCCGCCCAGCAGATCAAGCAGAGCTACAGCGATATCGCGAAAGAGAAAGCTCGCCGGGAGTGCCTTGCGCATCTCCGGGCATCGTTACGCAGGCCGAAGGAGGCCTTCCATGTCGCTCCCTGAGCCACTGGTCCCGCAGGAAGTTGACCTGCGCGGGCTGACATTTATGCCGCTGGACGTTGCCAGGCTGCGCGATAGCGACCTAGCCATCGAGGCTACCGGCGACGAATTTCGCGCCGCAGTCCTGCTGTGGTGCGCATCTTGGGGACAGGTTCCAGCCGGTTCCCTACCAAATTCCGACACAGCTCTTGCTACCTATGCCGGGTATGGCCGAGGCGATATCAAGGGCTGGCGCAAGGTACGTGAGGGTGCCTTGAGGGGCTTTATCGAGTGCTCCGATGGCCGTCTTTACCACCCCGTCGTGGCCGATAAAGCCTTGGAGGCCTGGGCCGAGCGCGTCGAGTATCGCGAGGCCAAGGACAACGAAAAAGCCCGGAAGCAGAAGGAGCGCGAGGACCGCAAGCGGATGTTCGATGCGCTCCGTGCAGTTGGGATCGTCCTGCCGTGGAACACCCACACGTCAGAGCTCAGGTCACGCTTCGAGAAGATCGTTAAACCTGTGACAGGTCACGCACCTGTCACTGTGACAGGTCACGCACCTGTCACGGCTAAGACAGGGACAGGGACAGGGACAGGGATTAAAGATCAAGAGCTAAGTCCTACTGACGTAGGACTCGTTGACGCTTCGCGCCAACCAGCACCGTCGACCGACGAAGACCTGTTCGAACCTGAACAACCCGAGAGCCTGAACGGCCACCACCACGGAATCAAACCGTGCCCGGCACAGGCCATTGCAGACCTGTACCACCAGGTGCTGCCAGAGCTCCCAGCAGTCGCCCTGCTGAACGACACCCGACGGCGCCACCTGCAAGCCCGATGGAGGGAGCACGAAGCCCACCGCTCGCTGGACTTCTGGCGAGAGCTCTTCGAAACCGTCAAGGCCTCCCCGTTCCTGATGGGCAATGTCCCCGGTCGCAACGGTGCGAAGCCATTCCGCGCCACGTTCGACTGGATCATCGCGCCGTCGAACTTCGTGAAGATCGTCGAGGGAAATTACCATGCGTGATCCGTTCAGCCTGGAAGCCGAGCATGGCGTTCTGGGTGCCATGCTCCTGCGCAACGAGTTGATCGACGTGCTGTCGGCAGAGCTGACCCCGGAGGATTTCTACTGGCCAGAGAACGGCGACCTGTACCGCGCCATCCTGGCTCTGCACAGCGACAGCCAGCCGGCAGACATCGTGACCGTCGGTGAATTCCTGGGCGACCGATACCAGGTCCAAACCACTGACGGGGTGATCACCGGGCTGGCCTACATCGGCCAGATCATCCAGAACACTCCCAGCGTGGCGAACGCCGGAACCTACTCGCGGATCGTTCGGGAGCGAGCGGTTGACCGAGCTCTGGCGGCTGCTGGGGACAGACTTCACGAGTTGGCGCTCAGCGAGGCCGCCCAGGCTGACAAGGTCGGCGCCGCCCAGGCCATGGTCATGGCGCTCGACTCGAAGACTTCGACGCACGAGGTGCGCCATGCCGCTGACGTGCTGACCGACCACATCGAGGAGTTGCAGCGCCGCTCCGACCTCGGCGGGAAGCTGGATGGTCTGGCAACCGGCTTCGGCGACCTGGACCAGAAGCTCATGGGCCTGAAGCCTGGCGACATGGTCGTGATTGCTGGTCGTCCTGCAATGGGCAAGACCGCGCTGGCGATCAACATCGCCGAGCACGTCGCCTGCGACCTTGGTGACCCGGCCCTGGTGGTCTCGCTGGAGATGACCAACGGCGGCCTGATGGATCGCATCCTGGCATCCCTCGGTCGGATCCCGCTCACTGCGATCAAGGACGGCTCCGCACCGTCCAGCCACGGTGCCGAACTGGGGTCTGCCTCGCTGAAGGTCAAGCGCTCGAAGTTGTACATGGCCGATCGCCCCGGGCTGAACGCCGCTCGACTGCGGGCCTTGGCCCGGCGTCACAAGCAGCGCCATGGGTTGAGCCTGCTGGTGGTGGACTACCTGCAGCTCCTGGAGAGCTCCGGCAAGTCGACTCGCACCGAGGACGTCAGCGACATGTCCCGCCAGTGCAAGCTGCTGGCTATGGAGCTTGGTATCCCTGTGATCGTCCTGTCGCAGCTCAACCGATCGCTGGAGCAGCGGCCGAACAAGCGTCCGATGATGTCCGACCTCCGGGAGTCCGGCGCGATCGAGCAGGACGCCGACGTGATCATGTTCGTGTACCGCGACGAGGTCTATCACCCGGACACCCAGTACCGCGGCGTGGCTGAGTTGATCATCGCGAAGCACCGCAACGGCGAGCCAGGCACTGTCCGGTGCGCGTTCCTGGGTAAGTACTCGCGATTCGAGCAGCTCGCTCCGGGCGCGCTGGACGAGTTCGATTTCGACGAGCCTCAGCAGGCGCCGAAGGTCACCAGCATGGCGGAGCGCTACCGCGGGATGAAGGGAGGGCGCGCCAATGGCTGACCTCCGTCCAGTGATGTTCACCGTACCCGGCGAGCCGGTGGGGAAGGGGAGGCCGCGTATCGGTCGTGTCGGCGCCCACGCCAGGATGTTCACTCCGGCGAAGACGGCGAACTACGAGGGGTTGATTGCGCACAGCGGACAGCAGGCCATGGCAGGTCGCGCGCTGTTCGAGGGCCCAGTGCTGGTCGAGCTCGACATCGCGCTGAGCATCCCTCAATCGATGTCGAAAAAGCGGAAGTCGCTGGCGCTGGCCGGCGGCCTGTACCCCACCAAGAAGCCCGATATGGACAACGTGATCAAAGCGATCTACGACGGCCTGAACGGCGTTGTCTGGAAGGACGATGTCCAGGTCGTGAAGGCGGTGGTGGGGAAGCGCTACGGCGAAACGCCAGGCGTTCGAGTGAAGATCGTCCCTCTCCTCGAGGGCGAGCAGTGACTACAGGAAACTACAGGGGAGAGTCGAAATGAGACTGATCAGCGCGCGCCAGGCTTGGCAGGACGCGTACCACATCCCGGGCGCGTCGGTGATGGCGAAAGCCATCGAAGATGCCGAAGAGGCGACACGGAAGACCAGGGCGAAGCGCCGCAAGAAACTGGTGGCCCGCTTCCCCGAGGGGTACCAGGGCGAGAGCAAGGAGCCGGAGGGCCTGTTCCCCATCGACTCCCAGATCATCGCCGCCTACGAGACGCGGACCGGGCGCGCCGCGGGGAACCTGAACCGCTGCCAGCACATGCTCGCCGCCGGCAAGGTGATGCATGCGATCAGCACGCTTCCGGCGCCACTGCAGCACCTCGGCCACTTCCTGTACTCGCCGCTGGCGAACGGGGTCGACCAGAACCGCGCGCAGTCCTTCCTGTACTTCTCGGCGGATCTCCCGAAGATGAACAGGCCCCGCCAGGAGGTCGCTTACTGGGTGGCCTTGGCGGCGTTGCACTCGTGGAAGGACATGGTGAACGGCCGGGAGGAGTGGTGGCCGGGTAAGGTGATCCAGTTCCTGGCGGACTGGCCGGGGTTCGTACTGTACGCCGCGAATTGGGAGCGTGACTGGGCGGCGATCTGGGAGATTTTCATGCAGGAGCTCAACCGGCTGGACGCCCAGGCTCTGGTGCCGGTGGCGCAGGTGGTTGCGGCCCAACGAGACGCCGCTTGACATTTTGATAAGAGATTTGGGAGTATTTTCCCAGTTTGCGAAGTAGCACCAAATCAAAAGATTCCCCCGAAAACCCGGCCCTGGCGCCGGGTTTTTTCGTTTCCGGAGTACCCCATGGCTGAACCGACGAGCAGCGGAGCAGTAGCAGCAGCCGGCGCCGTCGGGCTCACTGCCACCGCAATCATCCCCGGAGTAGACGTCAATGCGGTGATCGGCGGCTTCGCCGGCGCGCTGCTGTTCGTGCTCTGGGCTCACGACCTGACAATGGCCAGGCGCCTCGGCTACCTGCTGGCGTCCTGGGTCGGCGGCTACTACGCCGCCACAGAGGCTGTCGGGCGGGGCGCGACCCAGTTCTCCGGGCTGCCCGCACTGGTCACCGCCGCGCTGATCGTCACGATCCTGATCGGCGTGCTCGACTGGATGATCGGTGGCCGCGCGCCGGCATGGCTTCAGATCGTTCTGCAGCGCATCGTCGGCATGATCGGAGGTCGGAAAGATGGTTGACCTGGTGACCCTGGCGGCTGCGGCCGTCTGCGGCGCTATCAGTTGCCGCATCTTCACGTACCAGCGCCACGGCGCGACGTACCGGTTTGGCGTCTCGCTCTGCGCGTACATCCTCGCCGCTGGGACCGGCATGCAGGCGCTGTCGATCAGCTTGGCTGTTCTGATGGCGCGCCACGCAACGCCGATATCGCCCTACCTGCTGGCGGTCCTGCTGGTGCTGCTGGTGCTGGTCTACCGCAACAAGGGCAACATCGCGCCCATCCTGAGGCTCAGTTGAGGTGATCCATGGCGCTAACAGCAAAACAGCGCCGCTTCGTCGCCGAGTATCTGCTCGACCTCAATGCGACCCAGGCGGCAATCAGGGCCGGGTACAGCAAGAATCGCGCGTCCGAGATCGGTTACCAACTGCTGCAGAAGCCGGACATCACATCCGCCATACAGGCGGCTATGAAGGAGCGCGCCGAGCGCACCAGGTCTGACGCCGACTACGTCGTCCGGCGCCTGGAGGAGATCGATCAGATGGACCTCCTGGACATTGTCAACGATGACCTGACCCTCCGCCCGCTCAGCCAGTGGCCCAAGGCCTGGCGCCAGTACCTCAGCGGCTTCGACTTGGCCGAGATGTTCGAGGGCAAGGGCGATTCCCGCGCGGCGGTCGGCATCCTCAAGAAGATCAAATGGCCGGACAAGGTGAAGAACCTGGAACTGCTCGGCCGCCACCACGGCGTGTTCACCGACAAGTTCGAGCACTCGGGCCCCGGCGGCGGCCCGATTCCCACCATGCCGACCATGATCGAACTGGTGGCGCCTGGTGAAAGCACGGATTGAACTCCCACCGAAGCTGATTCCGGTCTTCTCCGGGCCCGCGAGGTACAGGGCCGCCTACGGCGGGCGCGGCAGCGGCAAGACACGCAGCTTTGCCAAAATGGCGGCGATCCGGGCCTACATGTTCGCCGAGGCTGGTATCTCCGGGCAGATTCTCTGCGGCCGGGAGTACATGAACAGCCTGGAAGACTCCTCTATGGAGGAGGTCAAGCAGGCGATCCGGTCCGAACCCTGGCTCAACGCCTACTTCGAGATCGGCGAGAAGTTCATCCGCACCCGCAACCGACGGGTGTGGTTCTCGTTCTCCGGCCTACGCCACAACCTCGATAGCATCAAGTCGAAGGCGCGCATCCTCATCGCATGGGTCGATGAGGCCGAGAACGTCAGTGAGATCGCCTGGCAGAAGCTGGTGCCGACGGTTCGCGAGTGCGACTCCGAAGTCTGGATCACCTGGAACCCGGAGAAGGACGGCAGCCCTACCGACACCCGGTTCCGGAAAAACATGCCGGCCGGCGCCAAGATCGTCGAACTGAACTACACGGACAATCCCTGGTTCCCCGACGTCCTCGATCAGGAGCGCCTGAACGACAGGGAGTCGCTGGACGACCAGACCTACGCTTGGATCTGGGATGGCGCCTACCGCGAGAACAGCGACGCGCAGATCCTGTCCGGCAAGTACCGAGTGGCGGAGTTCACGCCTGAACCGGGCTGGGATGGCCCCTACTACGGGCTGGACTGGGGGTTCAGTCAGGACCCCACAGCCGGCGTGAAGCTCTGGGTGCACGATCGCCGGCTCTGGGTCGAGTACGAAGCCAGCAAGGTCGGCCTCGAAAACGACGACATCGCCCAGTTCATGATCGACCGTCTGCCTGGCATCGAACTGCACGCCGTGCGGGCCGATTCGGCCAGGCCGGAGACAATCAGCCACGTCAAGAGCAAGGGGCGTGACCACAAGCGCGCCAACTTGCCGCGCATCGAGCCGGTGGCGAAGTGGCAAGGCAGCGTCGAGGACGGCATCGCGCATCTGCGCAGCTACGTCGAGATTGTCATTCACGTGCGCTGTACCGGCTTCCTGCGCGAGGCCAGGCTCTACAGCTACAAGGTCGACCGCCTGACCGGTGACGTGCTCGCCGAGATCATCGACAAGAACAACCACTTCATGGACGCGAGCCGGTACGCGTTGGGCCCGCTGATCAAGCGCCGCGGCGCGGTCGGTATGCTGCTACCCGGAGCCCGCTGATGGCCATCTTCATCCTCAAGGAGCGCGCTACCAGCCGCTCCATGGTTGTCCGTGCGCGCTGCACTACATGCGCCCGCACCGTGGCGGTCGAGAACGCCGGTGCCGAAGGGACGATGGTATGGCGTGACCCCAACCTCTCTTCTGTCGAACTGGTCCGCGAGACGGACAAGCCAGGCCTCATCCTGAAATCGGACTGACCATGACTGACAAACTCGACCTCGCGGTCAATCACGCGATGAGCAGTGCCATCGCGCGTGCCCGAATGAGCCTGCTGAACCAGGGCATTGGCCATGACGCGAAGCGGCCACAAGCATGGTGCGAGTACGGATTCCCCCAGGAAATCACGTTCAACGACCTGTACACCATGTACCGCCGGGGCGGCATCGCCCATGGCGCGGTCGAGAAGATCGTCACCACTTGCTGGAAGACGAATCCGCAGGTCATCGAGGGTGACGACCAGGACCGCTCCAAGGACGAAACCGAGTGGGAGAGGAAGAACAAGCCGTTGATAGCAGGCGGCAGGTTCTGGCGGGCTGTCTCCGAAGCCGACCGGCGCCGTTTGGTGGGTCGGTATTCCGGGTTGCTCCTGCACATCAGGGATAGCCAGCCGTGGGATAGGCCTGTCACGGGAAAGGTCAATGGCCTGGCGAAGGTCACCCCGGCCTGGGCTGGGTGCCTTAAGCCGAAGTCGTTCGACGAAAAGCCGGATAGCGAGACCTACGGGCAGCCCGCCATGTGGGAATACACCGAGGCTTCCCAAGCCGGTCGTCCCGGTCTGGTGCGGGATATCCATCCGGATCGGGTGTTTATCCTCGGAGACTGGACCGGCGATGCAATCGGCTTCCTGGAGCCTGCCTACAACTCCTTCGTCAGCCTGGAGAAGGTCGAGGGAGGCAGTGGCGAATCGTTCCTGAAGAACGCCGCACGCCAGCTCCTGCTGAACTTCGACAAGGATATTCAGCTCGGCGAGATCGCCAGCACCTACGGGGTAACGCTCGATGCGCTCAACGAGCGCTTCAACGAGGCGGCGCGTCAGCTAAACCGCGGCAACGATGTCCTGCTCCCGACCCAGGGGGCGACCGTCACGCAGATGGTGTCCGCTGTTTCGGACCCCAGCCCCACGTACAACGTCAACCTGCAAACCGCCGCCGCTGGCGTCGACATCCCGACCAAGATTCTGGTGGGCATGCAGACCGGCGAGCGGGCGAGCAGTGAGGACCAGAAGTACCACAACGCCAGATGCCAGGCGCGCCGGGTGCAAGAACTGACGTTCGAGATCAACGACCTGTTCGCGCACCTGATGCGCATCGGCGTGGTTCCGCTGAAGGCTGAGTTCACCGCGATCTGGGATGACCTCACCGTGCCGACCAAGGCCGAGCGCTTGGCCAACTCCAAGACCATGAGCGAGATCAACAGCGCCGCGATCGGCACTGGCGAGCCCGTGTTCACGGCGGAGGAAATACGCGAAGAAGCTGGATACGACCCGCTCGAGGGTGGTGATCCGCTACCTGACACCGAACCGGAGGATGAAGATGCCGCGCGCACCGATCCTACCGGCGAACAGCAGTGACCCGACCGGAGTAGATCGCCTGGAAAGAGGCGCAATGCGCGAGTTCGACAGGCGCATGCGGAAGATCAGGGATGGCTACGTGGCCGCCCTGGATCGAATCCCGGCCCAACCGGTGGTGAACGAGCAGTACACCTACCGTCTCGACCAGGCCCTTCTCTCCGCGATCTTCGCCGACACCAACCTGATGGTCGACGAGATCCTGCAAGAGGGCGGGGAGCGTGACCTCTGGTTCTTCGAGTCCTACGTCGGGGTTGCCTACATCCGCGGGACTGCGCAGACCCATGCCAACCTGGCGCAGCAGTCGCCGGCGTATCGCGCTGGCCGGGAGTCGCTGGATGTGCTCCTCCGATCCGACGCCTACCGCGCGCGCATGGCGCTGCTTCGCGCTCGGGAGTTCGAGGAAATGAAGGGGCTGTCGGGCCAGGTCAAGGCCGACATGGCGCGCATCCTCGCCGAAGGCATGGGGCGCGGGAAGAATCCCCGGGAGATTGCACGGGACCTGACCGCCCAGGCCGGCATCGAGGCGCGTCGAGGCCATCGCATCGCCCGCACCGAGATCACTACCGCTCTCCGAAGGGCTCGCTGGGACGAGAAAGACGCCGCTGAGGCCGATTACGGCGTCCAGTCGAAGCTGATGCACATGTCGGCCCTGTCCCCCAGCACAAGGGCCACCCACGCGGACAGGCACGCCAGGCTCTACACCTCGGATGAGGTGAGGGACTGGTACAGCCGAGACGGAAACTCAATAAATTGCAAGTGCAGCCAGGTCGAGGTGCTGGTCGATGACGACGGGAACCCGGTTGTCCCGGCCATCGTCGAGCGCGCGCGCCGCAACTACCAAGTCATGAAAGCCAAAGGGCGCGGGCCCTGGGCGAACGAGGATTGAGCCATGCCCATGCAGGTCAACATCACCACCCAGGTCAACAGCGCCAGTATTCGACGTGAGACCTACAACGGGCGCGAACACCTGGTTCTGCCGAGCTACACCCTGCCGGCCGGGGTGGTCATGAACGGTGGTCTCTACACCGCCGAGCAGATCGACAAGCATTACCCAGGGCTGGAGGGAACGCTCGCGCCGCTCGGCCACCCGATGGTCGATGGGAAGTTCGTTTCGGCGTTCTCCCCTGAAGGGATCAACGTCGGCCATATCGGCGCCTGGAACCGCAACGTGAAGAAGTCCGGCAACCGGGTCTACATGGAGAAGTGGGTCGACGTCGAGTTCGCCAAGTCCACAGAGGGCGGTCGTGAACTGTTGCAGCGCGTCGAGGCGCTGGAGAAGGGGGAGGACGTTCCCCCGATCCATACCAGCGTTGCCGCATTCCTCAACCGCATCGAGCCGAACGAAAGCCAGCGCGCCCAAGGCGCGGAGTGGGTCGCCGACATCCAGAGCATGGACCATGACGCGATCCTGCTGCACGAAGTAGGTGCAGCCACTCCTGAGCAGGGCGTCGGCCTCATGGTGAACGCGGACCAGGCTGTGCCGCTTCAGCCGAACTCCGGCGCCCTGGTTGGCGAGTCCTACCGGGAGCGCGAGCAGCGCCTCGACCGCGCCGCGAAGGAGCGTTTCGCCGCCGGCCCCGACCAGTACGCATGGGTTGCCGACTTCACCGATTCCCAGGCCGTGATCAGCCTCAACGGCGGTGTGACCGAGGTGTACGGCTACAAGGTCGAGGCAGGGAAGATCGTCTTCGACGAGTCCGGCCAGCCCGTTGTCCGGCAAGAGTCCTGGGTCGCCATGGTGGCCAACAGCATCAAGAACATTTTCACCCATCGTCAGGCTCGGCCTGATCAACCTGAGAAGGAGGGCGACATGCCCCTGACCCCCGAAGAAAAGGCCGAAATCGTGAAGGAAATCGGCACCAACACCTCCAGCGCCATCAAGGAACTGGCGGACACCATCATCAAGCCCCTGGCCGATAAGGTCGACGGCCTGGTCGCCAATCACAAGGCCCTGGCCGACACGCTGACCGCCAATCAGCGCGCCGAGGAAGACAGCATGCGCGAAGCGGTCAAGGCCAAGTTCGGCGAGGTCATCGCCAACAGCCTGGCCGGCGACGCGCTCAAGGAAATGTTCAAGCAGTGCGGCGAGTCCGCCCCGCTGGGCGCCAATGCCGCCACCGACAAAGGCGGTCTCACCGCCGATATCGCCAACCTGCCGAAGGAGTAAGCCATGTCTCGCTATCGTCGCGTGAACATCGACGGCAAGTCGCTGTTCAAGACCGAAACCCGCAAGACCGCCGCGGCTCTCCTGCCCGGCACGTTCGCCGTGATCAATGGCAGCGACCTGTTTGCCCAGGCAAGCGCCAGCGTTGGCCGCCTCTACGTCATCGACTGCGCTCACCACGAAGGCCTCAGCATCCGCGATGCGGTTCCCGTCGGCCATTCGGCCGTTGGCAACTACGTCGAAGAGGGTCGCGAGCTCGCCGTGCTGTGCCCGGCCGGCACCTACAAGAAGGACACGCCGATCAAGCTCGGCACCAGCGGCCAGGGTGCCATCGCGTCGAGCGATACCGACACGGTCCTCGGGTACAGCCAGGACGATGCAGTCATCGCCTCCGGCGAAACCGACTTCATCCGCATCCGCTTCCGTGTCGGCAGTGTCGCCGCCCCGGCGCCCTAATAGGAGTACGGACACATGTTCCTCACCCAGCAAGCAATCGCCGCCCATCCCCGCCTGATGGGCCATTTCCAGGAGTTGCAGGCCAACCGCAACATCTGGAACAACCAGAACGCCGCGATGATCACCCACCACCGCGGCGCCATGACCCCCGAAATGCTGGCCTGCAACGCGCTCGCCGGCCTGGGTCGTGAGTTCTGGGCCGAGGTCGACGCCCAGATCATCCAGTACCGCAACCAGGAAACCGGCATGGAGATCGTCAACGATCTCCTGCAGGTGCAGACCGTGCTTCCGATCGGCAAGACCTCCAAGCTCTACAACGTGGTCGGCGACATCGCCGATGATGTGTCGGTGAGCATCGATGGCCAGGCCCCGTACTCCTTCGATCACACCGAGTACAACTCCGATGGCGACCCCATTCCGGTGTTCACCGCCGGCTACGGTGTCAACTGGCGCCATGCCGCCGGCATGAACACCGTCGGCATCGACCTGGTTCTGGACTCGCAGGCTGCGAAGCTCCGCAAGTTCAACAAGCGGATCGTTGCCTACACCTTGGACGGTGCCACCAACATCCAGGTCGAGAACTACCCGGCTCAGGGTCTGCGCAATCACCGCAACACCATCAAGGTCAACCTGGGCTCCGGCGCCGGCGGCGCGAACATCGACCTGACCACCGCCACGCCGCAGCAGATCATCGACTTCTTCACCAAAGGCGCATTCGGCCAAGCTGCGCGTGTCAACAAGGTGGACGCCTACGATGTTCTCTGGGTTTCCCCGGAAATCAACGCCAACCTGTCCCAGCCCTACATGATCACCATGGGCGGTGGTTCCAACGCGGTGGTGGCCGGCACCGTACTCGATGCGGTCATGCGCTTCATCCCGGCGCGCGCGGTTCGCCAGACCTTCGCCCTGTCGGGCAACGAGTTCCTGGGCTACCAGCGCCGCCGCGACGTGGTCACCCCGCTGGTCGGCATGGCTACCGGTGTTATCCCGCTGCCGCGCCCGCTGCCGCAGGTCAACTACAACTTCCAGATCATGAGCGCCATGGGCATCCAGGTGAAGAAGGACGACGAAGGTCTGTCCGGCGTGATCTACGGCGCCAACCTGGCGTAAGGGGGGGGCGATGTGCGCTACGAAGTGACCCGCGCCTGGCATGGCGTAAGCGTGGGCGACGTGGTGGAACTGGAGCACCTTCACCCGTCGCTGAAACCCAACGTGCGCCCCCTCGGCGGTGATTCTGTCCTCGAAGCAGCTACGCCGGCTGCAAGTTCGGATGTCGAGCAGAAACGCCGAGGGCGACCGCCGAAAACCGAGTGACCGGTGCGTGACGAGAGGCCGCCTGCGGGCGGCTTCGTCGTTTCTGGCCCCAGAAATGGGGCCTTCTTCTTCCAGGAATCGGACATGATCACAGTTGAACAGGCCCGGCAGTACCTGCAGAGCCAGGGCATCGACAACGTGCCCGATTTCATCCTTGCGGCGTGGATCGAGCAATTGCAGCAGATCCAGGACTGCATGGATGCCCATTACCCGGCATCGACCGCGCTGCTGATTCAGGCCTACCTGCTGGCGCTATTCGCCTTGGCCCAGGCCGACAAGTACATCAGCAGCCAGACGGCACCATCCGGCGCTTCTCGATCGTTCCGCTACCAGGCCTTTGCTGATCGCTGGAAGGCGCAGTTGGCCTTGCTGAACGCCCTGGACAAGTACGGATGTGCGACGGGGCTGATTCCCCCGAACCCAACCCAGACCGCACACGGCGGTCTTTGGATCGCGCGCGGTGGCTGCATGTGTGGTGACTCATGAGCACGACAGCGAATTGGAGTTACACCAACACTGCGACGGTTCGGCCGTTCCTGCACTTCGACCTTTCGACCCAGGAGGCCGTTTACGGCCCCGAGTACGAGATCGCCTGCACCTGGGTAGCGAAAGGTGAACAGGTCCGCGATAACAAAGGCGCCGAGTTCGTGTCGCGCCACCAGATCTACACCGAAGACCGCCGGCCGAAGTACCTGGACCTGATCCAGTTCGACGGCTCCAACGGCTGGGAAGAGATTCGCTCGGTGACGAGCTGGGACATGAGCTTCTTCGGCGAGCAGCCGGACTTTCTACTGGTGACCTGACATGGCAATCCAAGGCATCGACCGCGTCCGGCGGAATCTTCGTGTGGCTGTCGAAAACATCGCCGGCGGTGTTTCCGAGCGCGCTGTTTATGAGGTGCTGAGCCAGGGAGCGACAATGGCGCAGACCATGACACCGATCGACACATCGACTCTGGTCAACAGCCAAACGGCCCCCCAGATCACTGTTGGCCCAAACGGGGTAGAGGGTAGCGTCGGTTACACCGCTGCCTACGCAGCAGCAGTCCACGAAGCACCAGGCACTCTTGCCGGCCAGCCACGGGACGAGAACGACCCTAGCCGGGGAAACTACTGGGACAAGAATGCGGAGCCTGAATTTCTCACGAAGGGCTTTGACCAGATCATTCCAGCCATCCCGGCCATCCTCCGCAGGACATACCGCGTATGACCCCCTACGACGCCTTCCAGGACTGGCTGGCTTCGATCCTGGGCGAGGGCTACCAGTATAGCCGTGGGATGTGGGTCGACCACCCGTCGCTCGACTCGGCATTCATCGCAGCGATCCAGCAAACCGGCGGCCCCCCGACTCAGGTCGACGTCCGTCGCCTGCGGTTCAAGGTGATCCTCCTCGGCCCGAAGGGCGTCAGGAAACACGTTGTCGACGTCGGCAACTCAATCGAGACCCTGGCGCAGGCAGCGCTTGGTGACAGCGTCCCCTGTGGCGCCGCATCTGTTCGGGCAATCGGCGAGCCGATAGGGCCCGGATACACCACCGAAAACCGGGCCTGGTACAGCCTGGACCTTGAAGTTCTCTATTAATCAGGAGGCCAGACATGGCTTGCAAGAAGCTCAAATTTCCGGGCCGCGACGTCGTGCTCGAGTATTACATCGGGTGCGGCGATGCGCTGCCGGCGGAGAATGACTGGCGCCGTTTCGGGTCGCTCCGCACGAAGGAATTCACCGTCGAGTGGGACACCATCGACGCGACTGATTCCGACTCGGTTGGCGCACTGCGGGAGAACCTGGCCAGTTTCCAGACGCTGACCATTTCCGGTGACGGTACCGTGAAGGCCTCCGGTGCCGGCGCGCAGAACCTGATCGACCTGACGAAGCATGTCGTGAAGCCGGACGCGACCGGCGGACAGCCTGTTGTCTGGATGCGCATGACCTTCCCGGACCTGACCTTCACCGCATTCATGCTCATCAGCAACCTCAGTCGCTCCGCGCCGTACGACGATGTCACCACCTACAGTTTCGAGGCTTCGGCGACCGCTTCGGACTTCGGCCTGATCGTCGAGGACACCCCTGACGCAGATGCTCCGGACCCGACCAGCATTCAGGTCGTGCCGGAGACTCTTTCGCTGACCGTTGGCGAGGGCTTCAACTTCGAGGGCGTCGTGCTACCTGTTGGCGCTCCGCAAGGCCTGCGCTGGACTTCCAGTGCGCCGACCGTGGCCGCGGTGAACGCGGTTACCGGCGAGGTGAGCGCTCTGTCGGCCGGTACCGCCACGATCACCGCCGCTTCCAGCGTCGCCCCGGGCGTCACCGATACCGCAACCGTCACGGTCGTCCCGCTGGTGCAGGGCATTACCGTCTCGCCGACCTCCGTCTCGATCGCCGAAGGCGCCACCCAGCAACTGACCGCCGCTGTATCCCCGACTGGCGCGGCTCCTGGCCTGGTCTACGAAAGCGCGGCGCCGGCCATTGCCACCGTGAGCTCGACCGGCCTGGTGACTGGTGTTGATGTCGGTACCACCACGGTGAAAATCACCAGCGCGGCGCGTCCGTCGGTGAGCGTCACCGTTCCGGTAACCGTTACTGCGCCGTGATCCTCACCGAGATCGGTGAGATAGGCGTACACACGGCCTCGGGGGAGTTCTTTCTCCTGCGGCCGTCCCTGTACGCCATGACCCAGCTCGGTACGCCGGCCGAGATTGTCGACGTCTTCGCGCGCGTCATGAGCGACCCGATCACCGAGAAGCATCAGGCGGACCAGTTCGCGGACGCCCTGGCCGTGGTGGTGGCCTGTAGTGAGCAGGACCTGTCCGACGTGTTTGGCTACTACGACCAAGACCTGGTCTACCGGCCAGGAACTGCGGACGTCGAGCACCTTGTGCCTCTCGCGCGCTGCCTGCTGAAGCACGGCGTCACAGGAGCGCTTCCGCCACTCCCCCGGCGCCACGACGAAGAGCCGAACTACTCGGGGGAGTTCGTTGCGCGGGAGTACGTCGCGACGGCGATAGCGCACCTGGGGCTGAGCGAGCGCGAAGCTTGGTCCATGACCATGACCGGCCTGATCGGCGCCCTGCGCGCGAAATACCCCCCAACCGAATCGAACGCTCCGGGCGCCAGAGCCCCGACCGCGGCAGAGCATGACGCGACGATGGAGTGGTTCGACAAGATCGAGGCCAAGCGCAAGGCGCGGGCGAAAGGAGCACCCTGATGGCTGAGAATGTCGGCAGCATCTACTACACCGTCGAGGCGGATACCTCCAGCCTCGTCAACGGTGCGAACGCCGCCGATCGCTCGCTGGACAGCATGCAGGGTTCTATGCAGCGGACCGATGCGACTGCTGGGAAGTTGCAGACCCGCATGACCAGGGTGGCCGGGGCTGTGCGGCAGGCCAACCAGCAGATCGGCGCCCAAACCTCGGCATACAGCGGGCTGACCCGGGTCGTTGCTGCTTACCTTTCGCTCCGGACGCTCCAGTCGGTCATCGAACTATCCGACCAGTACGGCCAGATGGCCTCGCGCATTCGGAACGCTACCAGTAGCGCCGAAGAGTACGCCATGGTGCAGGAGCGGCTGTTGCAGACCGCCAACGGCACATTCCGAGCGCTGAGCGAGGCTCAAGAGGTCTACCTGGCTACGGCTGACACGCTCCGGGATCTCGGCTACACCACGTCCGACGTCCTGGACATCACCGACTCGTTCTCCTACGCGCTGGTTCGCGATGCCGCTCGCGCCGACCAAGCCACCACCGCCATGGATGCGTGGTCCAAGGCGCTGATGAAGAACAAGGTCGAAGCCGATGGCTGGGCCTCGATCATGGCCGCGACGCCGTCGATCGTAGAGGGCATCGCCGAGGCTACTGGCCGGACCCAGGCTGAAATCCGGCAGTTGGGCGCCAGCGGGAAGCTGTCTGTCGAGGCGTTGAACGAAGGGTTGCGCCGCACCCGGGACGAGAACAAGGCACTGGCCGATGAGATGGAAACATCGGTCGCAGACTCGTTTACCAAGCTGCGCAACAGCATGACGGTGTTCATCGGAAAGGTGAACGAGTCGAGCGGCGCCAGCCAGATTCTGACCAGCAACATCGCCGAGCTCGCGGATGCATTGCAGGACCCCGAGACCATTCGTGCCGCCCAGGAGTTGGCGGCCGGGGTGGTAGGCGCCCTCAACCAGATCATCGCCGGCGCGAAAGAAACCGTTCGGATCGTCAAATGGGCGGCCGAGGGAATTGCCGCGGCGCTACACGGCGCTGCGTCTGACGATATTGTCCGCCTGGAGGACCAGCTCAACACGTACCAGGAGATGCTGGCCAACCCGCTGAAGCGCCTGCGCATCGGTGGGAAAGGGCAGGCGATCGCGCTGTTCAGTGAGGACGAAATCAAGGCGAACATCGCCGCGACACAAGCGCTGATCGACCAGTTCTACAAGGACCAGGAGAAGAAGCCTCCGGTAGTCGTGCCGAATGTGGCTCCACCATCCACCCAGGGGAAATCGGGCGGTAAGACAGGGACTGTCAACGCCGAGGCCGCTGCCACGACAGGCACGAAGAAGCTCACCGAGGCGCAGAAGGCAGCCAAGAAAGCCGCTCAGGAACTCGCCCAGGCGCAGAAGGAAAACATCGACACCATTGCCAGCCTCGGCCAGCAACTCGCTCTTGTCGGCCTGAAGGGCAAGGAACTGATGCAGACCCAGGCTGAACTTCAACTCAACGAGTACGCCACGCCGGAGCAGGTCGCCCAGGTCCGCGCGCTCGCCGCGGCACTGTACGAAGCGCAACAGATCGAAGCCAACAAGCAGTTGCTGGGTCAGATGGACCCGATCGCCGGCGAAGATCAGCGCTACCAGACCGAGTTGGAGAACCTGAAAAAACTGAACGAGGCAAAGTTGCTCGAGGACCAGCGCTACCTGGAACTCAAGGCGCAGGCAGAGCAACAGCACGATGCCACGATGAAGCAACTGGAGGAGGAGCGATTCCGCCGCCAGGCTGCTGGCAACGAGATGATCATGGCAACGCTTGATCAGGTGCAGCAGGCCGGCACGAACGCTCTGACAGGGCTGATAACCGGGGCGAACAATGGTGCTGACGCCATGCGACAACTGGCCGGCGCCATGCTGAACCAAGTCGTCGGCGCCCTCGTCAAGGTCGGCATCGAGCAGGCGAAGAACTTCATCATGGGTCAGGCCCAGCAGGCGGCTGCGGCGACGACAGCCGCAGCGACCGGCGCCGCTATGGCTTCTGCCTATGCGCCAGCCGCTGCTGCCGCTTCGGTTGCGTCATTCGGCGGGGCGGCAACGGCTGGTCTTACCGCAATGGCGGCCGCCATCCCGGCAATGCTTGGGATGTTCGCTGGAGGTCGCCAGTACGGCGGTCCCGTAGGGGCGGGCGGCATGTATCGGATCAACGAGAACGGCGCACCAGAGGTATTCCAGGCTGCGAATGGCCGGCAGTACATGCTGCCGAACACCCGTGGAGAGGTGATCAGCAACGGCGACGCCTCCGCTCAAGGCTCGCCGCAGATCAGCCTGCAGATCATCAACAACGGTCCGCCGGTTTCCGCCACCGCCGCCATGGACGGGAACAACCTGCGGGTAACTCTCGATGCGGTCGAGCAGGACTTTGCCAACAAGGTTTCGTCTGGCCAGGGGCTTTACCCGAAAGCAATCGAAGGCGCCTATGGATTCAAGAGGGCAGGGCGATGATCAAATGGCCTGATGGCCTTCCCTTTCCGCTCAGGGAGGGGTACGGCTTCAAGACGGTTGAACCAATGGCCAGGACCGCCCTCCAGAGCGGCCGGGCACGCTATCGACGGAACTTCAGCAGCGTGCCGGTTGCTCTGGAGGTTTCTTGGCTGTTCACCGCTGAGCAGGCGCGTCTGTTCAAGGGGTGGTACCGAGACGTCCTGAAAGACGGCGTCAAGTGGTTCGAGTGCGAGCTCAGAACGGAAGAAGGCATTGTTCCGTGCCACCTGCACTTCGAGGGGATCTACGACGGTGGATATCTCGTCGGGCGCGACCACTGGCGCTTCAACGCGACCGTCGTGATGCGAGAGCGTTCGATCATCGATCCTGGGTGGGCTGAGATTCTGCCCGAGTACATCCTCCTCGCTGACATCTTCGACATCGCGATGAACAGGGAGTGGCCTCGACATGGCGACGGCTCTTGAGCGGTTCTATGCCTCAGGCGGTGACGACCTGAAGCTCGCCACGATCGAGTTGTCATGCCCGGCGTGGCCCGAGCCTATCCTCATCTGTCAGGGCTATGACGACATCACCTGCATGACTGAAGACGGGCGGCTGCTGACGTTCGTCGCCGGTGCGATCGACGTATCGATTCCGAAGCGAGACAACAGCGGAAACCAGAACGTTGGATTTGCAATCGACAACGTGACCGGATTCGCCCAGCAGCGTATCAACGAAGCCCTGGAGGCGGGCGAGTATGTAACCCTGATTCTGCGGATGTACCTGGAGAGCGATCTCACAGCACCTGCTGAGCGTCCGTACCGGATGAGGGTCAAGACGCCGGGTTTCGAAGGTCTCACTGTCCAGGTGGAGGCCGGCTACTACGACCTCATCAACACCGCCGCGCTGCGCCACATCTACAACGTTAGCGAGTTCCCTGGCCTCAAATACTGGCCCTGATCCCATGCCGAACAGATACCTCACCGCCATCTATACCGAGGGCGGGCGGGCCCTGCCGTGCCTTGACTGCTGGGGCCTGACGCTCATCGCGCGGGTTGAGTTGTTCGGGCTGCCGATGCTGACCGACTTCGGCGGTGTCACGCGGCGCACCCCGGTTACGATGCAAAGGGCGTGCGATGCGGAGATCCACCGCGCGCTAGAGCAATGCGAGCCAGGACCTGGGGTCATCGCCGCGGCCTACAGAGGGCGGCTGCTCGATCACGTAGGTCTGCTGGTCGAAGTGGATGGACGCCTCCGGGTTCTCGAAATCAACCCGGGAAGCGGGGTTTCACTCACCCCGCTCCAGAAGTTCTCCGACAAATACTCCAAGGTGGTCTTCTACCGTGATCGAAATCTACCCATCGCTCCTTGACGGAGAACCGCTGGAGCGGCATCCGATCGGCCGCAGGATGACGATTCATTCCTGGCTGACCGCGAATTCGCCCGGGTACCGCTGCCACGACGTACACCCGTTCTCTATCTGTGTTGTCCCCGCTGAGGTTGCGCTCTGCGATGACCTCACCGACAAGCAGAAAAAGGCCCATGAGGAGTTCATCCATCCCGGTGAGTGGGCCGAGCGCATCATCGACCGCGGCGACATTGTGAGGATCTACAAGCTCCCGCGCGGGACTGATCCGTTCACGATTACTGCGGCCCTTTTCAAGGGGGCGCAATCGGTTTTTCGGATGCTCATGCCTCAATTGCCCGGCATGCCGACGAACCCCGGGCAGGGCGCGTCGCTCTCTGAAACTAGCGCGCGCGGGAACAAGGTAAAACTCGGCGATGCGATCCGCGAAGTCGCTGGCCGTCGTCTGATTTATCCAGACTACATCCTGCCGCCCCGGAAGTATTTCGCCGGTCCGCGTGAGCAGTGGACCGAAATGCTCCTGTGTATTGGCCGTGGTCGGTTCCAGATCGCCGAAGGGGCAGCGAAAATCGGTGACACGTCGTTCCTGGCACTGGGCGCTGATGCCTCTTTCCAGATTTTCGAACCAGGGCAGAACGTCAGCGGGCACCCGGCATCGGTCTGGTGGCACCTGGTTGAGGAAGTTGGTGCGAGCTCGACTGGTAATGCCGGCCTGGACCTGACCGAGAGTTCCAATCTCACCCCGAACCCGTCGGCAACTACGTTCACGTTTTCCGGAACGAACATCATCATTTCTGCCGGAGCCGGGTCGTTCCCCTCTGACTGGGTTGCGGGGACGATCCTCCGGGTTGAGGCGATGTACCCCTATTCGGTGAACGATGGCGGCGGGACGAATCGCGACGTCGTGACAGGGGATATCGCTCAGCTCGGGCTGGATGTTGGCGATGAGATCGAGGTGGTCGGCACCAACGGCGGCCTCTACCTGGTGAACGACATCACCTCAACGTCGATGACGCTCAACTACAGCAACGGTTCGCCGGCCAATGCGTTGCAGACCGGCTCCGGAAATGCAGCAATCGGCCCGCGTGGGCTGCGCTATCGGATCACGGCGTACAGCGCGCAGCAACTCACCGTCGAGCGGCTGACCAGTGCGGGCGGTGTCGATGTTGACTGGCCAGGATTCACCGCTCTCAATTCGTCTACGTCCCGAGTCACCATTGATCCGACCAGCCTAGAAGGGGGCTGGCGCGGTCCCTTCCCGGCGTGCCCTGTATCGGAGAAGACCAACTTCGTCGAGATCGACGTATTTTGCCCGGAAGGGCTTTGCGGTGTAGGCAGGGAAGGGCAGATCTACCAGATCCGCACCTATTACGACATCCAGTGGCGAGACATGGCCATCGGCGGCGCATGGACGACGGTCAGCAAGAACCATGCTGGCAGTTCTCTCGACCAGCAGGGTTTTACGGACGGCATCCCGCTGCCGTACATGATGCGGCCCGAGTTTCGCATCAGAAAAGTTTTCGTCAACCAGGGCGGCAACTCAACATCCGAGTACCGAGACCGCACCCAGTGGTACGGGATGCGCGCGCGCCTCCAGGCTCCATCGTCCTACGCCGGCGTCACGACAATGGCTGTCCGGTATCGGTCGTCTGACCGCATCGCGGCGCAGACCGAAAGCCGCGTCTCGGTAGAGGCCACTCGCATGCTCCCAACCCGCCAGGGTGGAGCATGGACGAGCGAGATCGCTACGCGAGACATCGTCCCGTTCCTCTGCTACATCGCGAAGGAGCGCGGCTACACCGATGCGGATCTCGATCTCGAAGAACTGGATCGGCTGGACGCCATCTGGAAGGCCCGCGGCGACACGTTCGACATGATCTACGAGGACGGTAAGGTCACGGTCGCCCAGATCATGGACGACGTGCTTGCGGCCGGGTACGCCGAGAAGACCATCAAGCGCGGCGTGATCTCTGCGGCCCGAGACGAGCCAAGGACAACATTCGGGCACATGTACTCGCCGCAGAACATGGATGGTCCACTGAGGATCAGCATCAGCGCTCCGTCTGAGGACGACTATGACGGAGTCGATGTGGAGTTCGTCAATGCCAACGGCTGGATCGAAGATACCGTCCAGTGCCGGCTGCCCGGCGATGTCGGCAGGAAGGTCGAGAAGATCACGGCTGTCGGTGTCACAAACCGCGATCGCGCCTGGCGCTACGGGATGCGCCGCCGGATGGCTCAGCGATACCGGAGAACAGAGTATTCGTTCGATACCGGCCTCGACGCGCTGAACAGCGACTTCTGGGATTACGTGGCCCTTGCCGGCGATGTTCCCGGCCCAGGACTGGCGCAGAGCGCATACCTGAAATCGTTCGTGATCTCTGGAAGCTCGGTCCTGATCGAGTCCAGCGAGCCGCTCGACTGGTCACTGCTGAACTCGCCAGCGCTCTACCTGCGGCGCCCAGACGGAACGGTTTCCGGTGGATATCCGGCGTCGAGGATCGACGACTACCGGCTGAGCATTCCCAGCATCGATTTCATCCCTGATGTTTCTTGGGAGATCGAACCTCCACACCTGCTGCTGGGAAACCCATACCCGGCCCTGATCAGTTCCATCGATCCCAACGGCAATACCTCGGCATCCGTTCGTGCGGTGAACTACGACCCCAGGGTCTACACCTACGACAACGCCAGCGCCCCAAACTGACCGCACACGAAAAACCATAGCCCGCCATAGAGCGGGCTTTTTCATACCCGGAGAATTTGCATGACTACATACGCCACTGGCAACCCGCTTGGCTCCAAAGACCCGCGTGATCTGTACGATAACGCCGAGAACTTCGACACGGCTATGAACGACCGCGAGAATTTGGCATGGAGCGATCGATTCGGCGTTTCCAGAAAAACCTGGTTTGGACTTGAGCAGCAAGTCGCTGACTTTCTTGCCGCTCAGGGCTACGAGCCGGTGCCGCTGGAGTATGTCGACGGCTCTCCGCTGACCGTAGATCGTCCGACCCAACTCATCGAGCGTGATGGCAACCTCTACAGCGTCAAGCTGCCGGCATCGTTCCCGGTTGAGCTGACCGGTAACTGGGCGACCGATCAGAATTTACTTGTCGCCCAGGTAGACCGCTCGCTGCGTCAGCAACTGAGAGATTCTGGCGGATCAGGGATGCTGGGATTCAATGCGTCTGAATCTTACCCATCAGATACAATCGGCTACGAGGTAAATACCCTTATGGCGCTCAAGGTTGTCGTAGTTACTAATTACGGTGCCACTGGCAACGGAACGACTGATGACACGGCAGCGATTCAGGCTGCCATTGCAGCAGCAGGGCCGTATTCAGATGTTGTATTCCCGTCTGGAACCTACCTGATCACCTCTACGCTCACCTCCCTGACTGGACAGCGCTGGCTTGGCAGGGGCGGACAACGAGGGACCACTATCAAGAAGGGCGCCAACATCGACATGGTGGTAGTAGGTACGCTATCCACCATTCTTGATATCAACCTGGAAGGCGTTGGTGCTACCTATACAGGTAAGGGGTTCCGTATCGTCTCTGGATTTAGCCAAACGATCACCCGGTGTCGTGCGGTAAACATGGGTGGTGAGCCTCTTTACTTCGACAGTAACGCGGGCGGAGGGGCTAACGTAACAGTATTCGAAGGGTACCCTGTCGATACGGATGCTTATGCTGGCTGCGCTATTGCGGGAGATACTGCTCCTCATCCTCGGTTTTTCCGTGGTATGTGGCTCAGTGGTGCGAATTTTGCGCTTGGACCAGGGGCTGGTAACGGCGGATCTATGACCGAATTCTATATTCGTGACTTGAGATTCGACGCGACTTCTACACTGTTCCACATTTCCAATGGGCGCTGCGCGACGCTTGGGGCTACGACGACCCTTAAGGGCTTTGACCACTCAATTGATGGGGTTGCTTTTTCAGGCCCTGTTGCGCTCGACTCTGCCCAAGGCATCAACCTTGGTCCGTCCTGCTCTGTACCGTCGCTCACGGAGAACGCGACCAACTCGCAATACAACTCCGTCTATGTACAGCGTAGGACCTACACCCCAACTTGGACGCAGACTAGCGCCACTCCTGCAATTGGCAATGGTACCTTGACTGGTAACTATGTTCGAGCTGGTCACATGTGTCATGTGCAGATTGAGTTGGTAGCAGGTTCGACTACAACCTTCGGGGATGCAGCGTCAGGTTATAGGTTCTCCCTTCCGTTCCCTGGCCACCTTTCTTTCAACCAGAGAGGGTTTCCTGTGCGGATCTATGATACGAGCGCTGGTGCGGATTTCACTGGGTGGGCATCCATTGGCGCAGGTCAGAACTACATTACTATCTCCGTGGGAGCGCAGCAGGTCCGCGCCACGTCGCCCATGACGTGGGCGAACGGCGACACCTTACAGTGTTCGTTCTCCTATATGACACGCTAGCGCCGTTGTGCCATGATCGCCGGTCCTCACGGCGGCGATCATGGAGAACTCGCGGTGTCATCAATGAAATACATTCCAGGGGTTGACGGACTACGCTCGATTGCTGTAATGAGCGTCCTCCTGTTCCACGCAGGGTTTAGCTCTCTAGCTGGCGGATTCGTTGGCGTTGATGTCTTCTTTGTGATCAGCGGGTTCTTGATCACTCAGTTGATTTACAAGGAAATATCGACCGCTGGAACCTTTGACTACCATAGGTTCTATTCAAGGCGCGTGAGACGCCTTTTCCCTGCTTTATTCGTAACAGTTTTAGTTAGCTTTATTTGTGCCAACCTTTTTTTCAGTCCAGAGCATCTAAGTAGATTTTCTGGAGAGGTTATTTACTCTCTATTCTCGTTGTCTAATTTTTACTTCTGGAGTGAGAGCGGTTATTTTAACACCGCGTCTGATTTCAAGCCTCTTCTGCATACATGGTCTCTATCTGTAGAGGAGCAGTTTTATATATTCTGGCCAATCCTTGTCGTTTTCTTTGGAAAGAAATTTGGTTCCAAGGGAGTGGTTTCGTTCCTATTGATTTCCGGTATTGCTAGCCTTCTAGGAAACGTTTCCTTTATTGATGGCTCTAGCGTCCTTGTTTCATGGGCTGGAAAGGTTGTATCTGGGTGGTTCTCTGATGGCGCATCGACAATATTTTATCTAACTCCATTTCGCGTCTTCGAGTTTTGTCTAGGTGCTATCATTGTATTTCTTCCAAAGGTTAACTCTTCTTCTGTTCATAACTTTCTGTTCGCATCAGGCGTTGCGCTGATTGGATATTCTGTTTTTGAGTTCAATGCACTTACTCCATTCCCAACCTATAACGCATTGATTCCATGCGCTGGGTCTGCTCTTGTAATATATTCTTCCGGCTCTTATTTTTCCAGGTTGACAATATCTACGTCGCCATTTGTATTCCTCGGGAAGATTAGTTATTCGATATACTTGGTTCATTGGCCGATTATTGTATTCTATAAATACTATTATTCAGGGGATGTATCGATATCTGCTAAGGTTGCCATTGTCATAGTGTCTGTTGTGCTCGGATATCTGCTGTTCAGGTTCGTTGAGACTCCATTTCGCAGCCAGAGTGGCAAGACTATATCTAGTAACGGTTTCAATTTGTCCTGCCTGATGCTTTCTTGTCTTCTTGTGGTTCCATCTGCAACCGCATGGGGAAATTCAGGCTGGACGTGGCGAGTATCCGAACCGCCAAAAGGGATTGCTGCTCAACTGGCTGATTCTAAGAAATTCCACATAGACCAGTATGGAGGAAACGGATATCAGGAGAGGGGATGGATTAGCGGGGGAGGTATTGCGGATGTGGTTGTTATTGGTGATAGCCATGCACGACAGTATGCATACGGACTAGATCAAGTCCTCGGCACGCCAGAGAAGCTCAACATTTACCTTAGCTCTGTTAGCTGCATTCTGCTTCCCGGTATGACCAGGTTGACGCCCGGAACCGATTGGGATTCGCTGTGCTCGGCAGCACTCGATGATGCGCTTGCGGCTCTGGACAGAAACCCAAAGGCGGTTCTTGTGATAGCTCAACTATGGGTTGACCAGTTAACGATAGCTGCGACAAACCCTGGGCACGTACCTGTTCCAGATAGTAAAGGCGCTGGTGGATACAGCCTGCTTATCGAGAAGATACGTGAACTCAAGAGCCGGATCGGATCGCGAAAAATGATCGTGATCGGAAATGTGCCTGGTGCTGGCTCTCCGGATATTGCCGGGTGCTACAACCGACCGAGCTTTGCGAGAGGCTACTGTCTTTCGAAAATTGGCATTCCCTATTCGGATGTTAGGTCTGTAGCGATTAACAAGGCTCTTGCCGACGTCTCAAAAATACCTGGCGTGCTCTTCATAAATCCGCATGATGTTTTCTGTCATGATGGGTTCTGCAAATCTATTGCGAACGACGCAATTTTGTACAGCGACAGTAATCATCTTTCTAAAGCTGGTTCTGAATATTTTGTGTCAAAAGAGAAGGACAATATCCTGACGCATATAAAGAGACCTCCAGAATTGTCCTTGTCAAAAGGTAGCTAGTTAGAAGCCCGCATTAAGCGGGCTTTTTTATTTCAGGAGAGCGTATGCCTATCACTGAGCAGCAGTTGCTGCATGTCCTCCCGAACGCCGGCCCTCGAGCCGGCGTTTTTGTTGGTGCGCTGAACCGCGGGATGACGCGCTTCGGTATCACGTCGCCTGTGCGAGTCGCCGCGTTCCTCGCCCAAGTTGGCCACGAAAGCGGCCAGTTGACCCGCCTGGTGGAGAACCTCAATTACAGCGCCCAAGGCTTGGCGGCGACCTGGCCGAGCCGATACCTCGGCGCCGACGGCCAGCCCAACGCCCTGGCGCAGCGCCTGGCGCGCAACTCCCGAGCCATCGCCAACAACGCCTACGCCTCGCGCAACGGCAATGGCGACGAGGCATCGGGCGATGGCTGGCGGTACCGCGGGCGCGGGCTGCTGCAAATCACCGGCCGGGCGAACTACCGCGCCGCCGGCGCCGGGCTGGGCCAGCCACTGGAGCAGGAACCCGAGCTTCTCGAGCAACCGGAGTGGGCGGCGATCTCGGCGGCCTGGTGGTGGGCCAGTCACGGCTTGAACGACCTGGCCGACCGCGGCGAATTCGCCGCCATCACTCGGCGCATCAATGGCGGCACGAACGGCCAGGCGGAGCGCCTGGCGCTGTGGGAGCGGGCCAAGGCGGTGCTGTCGTGATCTCGGCCCGCGTGATTTCGATCGCGCTGGCCTGCCTGGTGCTGGTCGGCCTCGGCACCGCTGGCGGTGTCTGGATCGGCGCGCGGCACTACCGGCCGCAGCTCGATGCTGCGCTGGCGGATCTGGCTGCCTGCCGTTCCGCTCGTGGGAGCCTGGAGGCCGCAGTAGTGGAGCAGGGCGGGCAGATTGCCGCGCTGCGTCAGGCTGGTGAGCAGCGCGCCCGGGATGCCGCGCAGGCTGTGGATCGGGGACGGCAGCAGGCCGCGGAGCAGTATGCCGCGGCACAGCGCCTGTTGCGTGAGCGCTCCGCTGGTGATCAGTGCTTGGCAGCCGAAGTGGTCATCGATCAGGAGTTGGGGCTATGAGGGTGGTGCTGATGCTGGTGATGGTTGCGCTGGCGGGATGCGCCGGCCGGCAGGAAGCCGAGCCGCGCACGGTGCGCGTAGAAGTGCCGGTGGCGGTGCCATGCCGGGTGCCGGCGGTCGAGGTGCCGGCCTGGGCAACTGCTGGGCTGCGAAAAGGCGACGATCTACAGACCAAGGTCCGCGCACTGCTCGCCGAGCGGCGGCAGCGGATCGGTTACGAGGCGCAGCTCCTGGCTGCGAATCAGGCCTGTCAGAATTAGGAGTAGACTACGGCCTTTTCCTACGGAGCAGGGCGATGCTGGTCATTCGATTCAAGGGCTGGTCGGTGAAACTCGACCACCAGGTGGGCAGCGCTGGGAAGTTCGGCATCTGGTCGTTCCACGGTTCGGAGAGCAGCTACGTGCCGGACATGGAGACGATTCTCCGGCATGCAGCTATTCGGCCTGCGGAGCCGAAAGAAGGCGGGGAGGTCGAGGTATTCATCTGTGATGCACGGATGGCGCAGGACGAATGGCGGGCGGTAGGGACCGGCGTTGCGGCCTATGAGTCGGACCGCTGAATATTGACCGTGACGGAAACGTGAAGCACGGAAATGGAAAACGTGAAAAGGAATTTCACGATTGGCACAGTTTAAGTGATTGCGGTCGGCGTAAACTGTTGTAATATAAGCGCTTCCGAGGTGCGAGACAGGATTTAGGTTCCAGCGCCGCAAGGCGTGAGAGTTCGAGTCTCTCCGTCCGCACCACCTTCAGGCTCGGCTTGTCCGGCCGCTGCGGTTGAAGCCGGAACGTCCGGCACGATTCACGATATGGTGGGCGTAGCTCAGTTGGTAGAGCACAGGATTGTGGCTCCTGGTGTCGTGGGTTCGATTCCCATCGTCCACCCCATATTTCGAAGCGCCAGGCCTTGTGCCTGGCGTTTTCGTTTGCGCTTCACGATCTCTTCTCCGCGTGCCTTTCCGGTACCCAATCCGCCCTCATGGGCGCGACGGCAGGTTGAACTTGTTCCGGGTCCGGCGCTCTTAAGCGAGCCTGTCGTTCCTGGCGGGTCCGTATATGCAGTCTGGGTGAAGCGACATGTCGATGAAATGGACCGAGCAGCGCTTGCGCAAGGCTCTCAAGCAGATGGCGAACAATCATGAATCGGCTGCGGTCGAGGTCATGCGCGCCGTCGAGCGGGCGAACGATCCGAAGCTGGCGCAGCGCCTGCTCGAGGTGATCGAGCAGATGCACCAGGATGCCGATGCGCTGCGCTCCATCGACGACGAAATCGCCAGCGGCGTGATCCGTTGCCAATGA